ACCCCCATTGGGGGCTGCCGCCCCCTAAGACCCCCGTTGGGGGCTGCCGCCCCCTAAGACCCCCATTGGGGGCTGCCGCCCCCTAAGACCCCCATTGGGGGCTGCCGCCCCCTAAGACCCCCGCTTCAGATAATGTTGTGTGTGTTATTTTATACGTAAATTATTATAAAATAAATGAAGGGGTAAGGGAATTCCACATCTATACTATTGAGGAGAGGCTAAGGGGATTCCATCTCTCTAATATTATATAATTGAGAAGGGGGTAAGGGGGAACCTTGGGGTCCCCCTCTTCGACTATCGGTAACAGAACTGCTATTCCCGCCGCAGTAAGTGTATGGAAAATACTCGTTCCCCAATATTGCCCGAAATAGATAGTTACAATTTTGCACATAAATCCAACAACCAGGAGAGATGAACCAAGCATAAACATCTTGTTCCCCGCATAATACGCACCCAGTGTAAACATATTCAATATCATAATGGTTCCCGTAATTGGCACCAAATTCAAATGATAATAATATAGTAGTTCATTGCTATAATCCAGCGAAATGGCACAAACCATATAGACAACAAACCCTGCATCCACTATATAAATCATATACCACTTGTTTGGCGCCTTGGGTAGTAGCGATAATGATATGATAATAATTACCCAGAAAATACACGTAACGTCGATGAAATTAACGATGATAGTAGAATGCGCCCATAATCCGAAACTCACAATAGATAGTGTTAGCAAGGGCCCTTTAATCGACAAGGGCGCATTCGGTAGTGCATAGCATATGGAACTCCACGAATTTTCTGGATAATCCACATACCATATGCCACCCGGTGAAATCAGGCAGGCGCCAATTATACATATTATAAACGATACAGCAGCCTGTATCTTATTTTTATGTTGAGTTAGCATAGACATATTAGGAAAATTGATTTTATCTGAATTTATATTATAATATATTAAAAACTGCAAACAACAATGCAAAGAAAGCACGAAGTGGCGATTGACATTCAGTCATACGATGACAATGACATGAACAAAGAAACGGAAAAAAACGATAACAAAAATGTTCCAAACTATAGTCGATTTATTTGCGCCGTTTCCGCGCTCACTCTTCTTGCCATTGCCACAGTGCAAATCTACTGTATCGATGCTTCCATAAAGTAATAGTGTGCCAATGCCGCCCCCACATGCCAATAACTATGTAAATAATATGTAAAATCGCCCGTGTCCGATGGACAATGTCCCGTCGCATGTAAATACCGTTCATACCCCCAACAAGAAAACGCCGTCGTCATATATGCCCAGCTTATCACGAGGTAACTTTTTCGCATCCCCATTTTTTTCGGTTGCACGATTACCATCCCAAGCGGTAACAATATTTGGCATGTAAAAATGGCCGTAAAAATAGCATATAGTTTGTATCGAATATATAGTATCCATGCCATCGACAAAACTGCTAAATATGTGCGACTATGCGAACGGGCTATAACTGTGTAATACTGATACGCCAATAAGGACATCGGTAGCTCGTCAAGTATTTCGCCCAAGTAGGAACCGGTAATATGGAAATAGAAACTACCACAACCGATGGCGGCGATTAGCGCATTTCGCTTTGGCGAAGCAAAATATACGAGAATAAACGCGAGATTGCTAATACTATTGTATGGTTCGTATGAATGGAATTCTCGCTCGCACCATTGGACAAGACTCATTTGATTACTAAATATTGTAAAGGCTTATTTATTACGTTTTACAATATTCTATTTTCGCTGATTTTTGCGAGTCCTGCAATACTTTCGGACCTTGCCCATAGCATAGGAGCAGCTGCGCTTAAATGCACGCTTCGTTCTTCGCTTGCAGGGTATCTACCACGCATTAAAAACGCGATTATAATATTTTCACACGCTTCGTATGAGATTGTCCATATTTGTATTTTTTTCGTGATTTCTTCGCTAAAACGAGCGCTTTGCCATTCTTACATCCCTCCTCAAGTATATTATAATCAACTGCAGCAGATTTGCCTGATGTAATTGAACTGGCCAAACGAGCGTATCCCCAGGACTGGGCGGTCTGGTTGGGACGAGAACCTGAAGAGAAGTAGGCGCCCTCACCCTTCGCAACGATTTTCTCTAGCGCTTCCACCGAGCATCCAGTGGCGCGTGCTAACTCAGGGCCAGGAACAATCGCATCGACGTTGTATATTCTGCGAGCGCGCTTGATGTGCTTCGATTCCTTGCTATGATAGGACGGAACTTTAGCTCGGGTATAGTATTTGCCGGTCTTGTATAATTTCCTGGATTTATTCAACATCTTAAGTTGGGCTGCACGGTCCTTTTTGGTCAATCGGAACGGAAGATACCGAATGGGCACCTTTTCCATAGTTATATATAATATGCCGACAAATTAATGATTTTATATATGGCCAATTGAATATATGTCATTCGAGGAAAACAAATACATCATTGTAAAAAACGCGATAAGTGAAGAAACTGTTAAAATGATAAAATTCCAATCGCAAATGTTGGAAGACGTGATGTGCCATAACAATAATACTATATCAAAGTTTTTCAACTTTAGCGACAAACAGGTCCCGAATAGTTTTTCATATTATGGCGCGTTATTCACCGAATCGATGATGTTACTGCTCCAGCCAATTTTAGAAAAACATACCGGAAAACAGTTGTTACCTACGTATTCGTATATGCGAATTTACTATGAAAATGCAACGCTTGCAAAGCATACAGACAGACCGAGTTGTGAATATTCAGCGACAGTTTGTATTCAGTGCGACGCCGAAAATCCTTGGCCAATCCAATTCGAAGATATACGAAAACAAGACGTTTCGGTAATATTGAGGGATGGCGATATGGCAATTTATAAGGGCGACGAGTTGGTTCATTGGAGAGACGAGTGTAAATATAATAAACATATACAAGTGTTTTTACATTACGTAGACGCAAATGGCAAATATGCTGATTTCAAATATGATAAACGTATTATGTTGGGAATAAAAAGGTAAAATGCGTTTTTGTTTTTATAAAAAAATTATGCCATATACATATATATAAATATATGGCAAATTATTATTGGGAAAACCAATCAATAGAGACAATAACACGGGGTTCCCAATTTATTAACCCTGCTTTTCATTTTATATATGGTATAAATGGTAATTCTAGTACGTATTCGCATCCAAGTTATGATATGACATTCAGTTATTTAACTAACTTTCATAGCGCCGCTCCTACACAACCAACATTACGATTCGTTAATTCAGGGTATAATAATTTAAACACATCTATATTTCCAACCACAATTTGTCCTGATGGTTATGAGTCTACCTTCAGCAGTGGCCCGGTTTCAGATACAGTAGTAACTCTAACTCCAGGCGTAAATCGTATGTACATAATATTAAAGTCGGGCGGGGGAGGTGGAGGAGGTGGAGGTGGAGGAACTAATACATCTTCCTGTTGGGGCGGCGGAGGTGGTGGCGGAGGAGGTGGCGGAATGATGGGTAAGATGATTCCAGTAGTAGCTGGACAGAACACCTATACTTATGCTGTCGGCGGAGGAGGAGCTGGTGGAACCGGTGGTAGAAATCCAGCAAATAGCGCTACGAATACCGCGGGAAATGCCGGCGGGGATGGCGGACAGACGAGATTTACTTATAATGGAATCACCCATCGGTGTAACGGCGGATTAGGTGGCGGAGGTGGCGGGTTAGGGTTTACACCACCGATAACCAAAGGCCCCGCGGGGACATCTGGTTCTGGAGGAACTGGTTCTCCAGCAATAACAACTCCTGCTATCGAGACACTAGTAAATGGTGGAGCCGGAGCTGCAGGACAAGATGGTAGTTTAGCTCCAAATTCACTAGGAGGAACGGGAGGGACAGATTCTGGTTTTCCATTCATTGTTAATAGTCCAACTTCTTTTTATGTGGCGGCTAGTTTATATGGAAATTCTGGTGATGGAGGAAATGGATTTAGAGGACCAACACTCTATTCAAATTTAGGCAACGCTGGTGGAGCCGGAATGATTCATGTATTTATTTATTATGATTAAACCCTTGAAATCTTCATCGATTTAATAAACAGCTGAAACTATTTTGTTATTTCTAACATTTAGTGTAAATTCTATACGTAATATTGTTATTATTCCAGTTATATTGCGCGATGGCATTCGCATTTTAGATGCATATATGATACAATCACCTTTATTCATACTAATACACATTCCATCATTAAAATTATGACAGTATCCAGTTTTGTCATTAATTTCAGAAAATGCAATATCAATCGAAAAATCGGAATTTGTCGCATCATTGTCATTTTGCATTACGTCGCATAGGACAATATTCGTAACGTCGAATCTAAATGTATCATTTGATATATTATATAATTTAAAATATACTGGTAATAACTGATTATCAATAATGTATTGAATATAATCGCATATCATACTCGCCTTACTCGGAAGTAGTTTTATTCTTGACGTGATTTCGTTGTTTCTCATGCGTTGTGATATCCAGTCGCATGTTGTTGGAGTTAAAATTCCATTTATAGTATTAATATTTGTAAATCGATTTAATTTTGAATCGACTGCATTGAATTTTTTAATTTGTTCTAATGCTTCTTTGCCACCTTCATCATCGCGCGAATGTTCCGTTATCATAAATATTCCATTAGATTTCACAATTTCTTTGTGGTCAAAACTTAATTTTCCGTCATATATCAATTCATTGAAAAATTCATAATCCATTTCCAAATTTTTATTCAACGCAATCGATTTCTTATCCTTTTTAGTAAATCGATATACGCTATTTACAGATTCGAGCGGTAATTGAATGTCACAATCATCCTCAAAAGATACATAAATATCAAATGATTCGCTCTTGTCGCCGCCTATCATTTTATAAAAATGTTCTGATAAATAACAAACCACGTTATTTGTATTGACTGAATTTGTATAAAGTTTACATTTATTACTGAACGATTTGTATTTCTGAGTCTCTTTGTCAATATCTGTAGTTACAAATGCATTATTGGAACAGTGATTTAAATAAGTTATAATATATAAAGTTTTCGTTAATATTGGTGTGTTATCATCAGAACTGCGTCTATACTGAATCTTACATTTCGCAATACTCTTATTTAATAATACTGATATCATCTCAAATATATATTTTTCTGGGTCAGTTCTGTCTGGTTTATTTATGTCAACTGTGTATAATGTATTACACTCCAATCCATCAAGTGAAGGTAGTTTATTTGCGATATACAGCGCTGGCAATTCCATTTAATAATCATTGAAACAAAAAATGTTTAAATGATTTTTATTAAGAATGAGTTATTGTATATATCCATCCTGTGATTATATATTTATTATCCGACATTGGCATTTTTCCACAATGCGGAAATGTCCAGCATGCAGGAAATAATATTAGCTTTCCAGCAGTCGGCTTAATCTGATATTCTCCATTAAATGTAGTCTCTCCGCCCTCTTGGACGTCATTTAAATACCACAAATATGTCATAAACCGTTTTTTGTTTTTAGGCCAATCTATCATGGAATCATTATGGTATACGTATCTACCTTCTCTTACTTTGTATTTCTGTACCATGAAACTTTCTATACTTATGTCTTCAAATTTTATTCTAAAATCTTCTAATGTTGAATTATTATTTTTTGATTTGAAATCATCTTTTATGCTTAATGCGTTTAGATGTTTTTTCAAACAATAATATAATTCATTGCGGAGTGTAACTCTAATTCTTTCCCATTCAGAACCCATCATTAATAAGTCTTTCGTGTCCTTTATCTGTTTATTCACACCACTCATTGTTACTCCATCATATTTGTTTTTGGATTCATCGAACTTTTCTATGATTTCTTTGCACAGCTCAGGCGGGAGAGACCTGCTATTCGTATATATAAACTTCGTGTATTCGTCCTTTTCAAACTCGTCGTCGATGATTTTCATATTTTAAGTATACCTCTGTAAAGAACTCTATATTCTTTTTCGAATACATACAAAATCCAACTGTCGTATTAGCGACCAGTAGACCCAAATCCGCCGCTACCACGCTGTGTCTGGTCGTCCAGCTCTTTCACCACGGAAACCACGATGGGAACCAGCCCAGGCGCACAGATTTGCACAAGGCGGTCGTTAGCTTGGACCGCATAGTCGGTCTGTGCGTCGAAGGCACCAATCAGATTTCCTCTATATCCGGAATCGATGATGCCCACGGAATTTGCGAGACGGAGCTTGGTCTTCGATAGGCTCGACCTGGGATACATATAGAATCCAGTCTCATAAAACTTCCCGGTGTCCGTTACCATCTGCGCCTTACACTTAACACCAAAATCGATTTTGGTGACTTGCTCTGCGAAACATGGGGTGTGTGCGGGTGTGAAAATATCGAATCCGGCGTTCTCGGTCTGGGCGTTGTGTGCCTGAGCGAGCACTTCGTATTTCTGCCGGAGTTCGGGGTCTTTGACAGCGATACATAGGGTCATGTATTTGTCGTATTTGGTAATATACTCGTTGTTGTATAGGTAGGCCATAATATACGGAATATAGTATGGTGTCTTTAAATCCTTGAAGAATTAAAATCGTGCTTTGAAATCTATAAATGGGTGTAAGTCTTTTTAACGCCTCTTCTTGGAGTTGTTCTTCTTCCCTTTCTTATTTTTATTACGCTTCTGGGATTTTCCGCCCTTTTTGCTTTTATTCTTGTTATTTTTCTTGCCACCCTCCTTTTTATCTTCCGTTGACGACATCCCATCCGCCATACTCATCCCTGTTCCTGTCTCTTCAGGAGCCTCGTCCGCCATCCCTGTTCCTGTCTCTTTAGAAGCCTCATTCGCCATCCCTGTTCCTGTCTCTTTAGAAGCCTCATTCGCCATACCTATCATCTCCATCCCCGCATCTTTCATCTCCATCGTTTTACCATTTAACATATCCATCACTGGCTGAGTCTCCTCTTCAATAGCACTGACAGAATTCTGTTGAGCGGCAACTCTGGCAGCCTCCTTCTCTTCAGCTAACCTAGCCTCCTCTTCAGCGGCAACTCTGGCAGCCTCCGCTTCAGCGGCAACTCTGGCAGCCATCTCAGCCTCCGTCTCTGCGCCGCCCTTCATGCTCCTAGACCGCCCATTCCTCTTCTTATCCCAGTTTCTACTTTTGTGAGACTTCGCCATAGTTTATATATACATTATGCATACATAAAATTTTATTTCGCTGAATACGGAATCGCATACGGATTTCCCTGGAGCGCACTCATGAAATCAGGAGTCGTTCGGTCCATTTGAATCGTCTGGTAAAGCGGCACTCCCCCACTAACGCGTCCAATATTCTCAGCCGAGGGCGACTGCGCCGCACCCTTCTGAACCAATTGCCGTTTATTCTCTAAATATAAATCCTTCTGTTTTGCCTCCATATTCACAATTCCGCTAAATACATTGGTATTTCCATTACCCATGCGCCCATTAATGGTCGACGATTTCACGTCATTATTCCTCTGGTTGTGCTCGCCATCGAACCTACGCATTTCCTTAGCACCCGACGCACTCGACCCGCCCGCATAATAGAAATCGCCAGTGGTTGCACGCGCCGTCTGCGCCATTTGGTGGTCCGATGTCGCATATCCACCACCACGCTGGTTGGCATTGATATTCATGTGGAATTTCGAGTTCTCTGTCATCTCGCGAATCGTCTTGGGAGCGAGCTGTGTCGGGTCAAACATATACGTCGCCGCAACAGAGGACTTGGCATTCTGGTAAGGGCGTAGACTACCGATGGTATTCTCCTTACGCGATGGGCGGAGAGCATCAAGGAGGGGCGCAACCGCAGCACCGAACGCACCACCAACCGCGCCGAAATACTTATCCTGGAAATTCGATGACCTGTTGTTGGGATAGGCCATCTTGGCCTTGATACCATAGTCCGATTCGGTCGGGCTGCCCTTACCACTCGCCCCTGCAGCGGTGAATGGAACCGCGCCCAACTGAATGCGGTGTGTGGGCATGTGTTCTCCATCCACATACACCGTCGAGTTACCATACGCGGCAACTCCTGCATACGACGCCGATGTCTCCGGGCGTGAAACATCCTTCTCGACGGGGACAGACCTCAACATCGGTCCCTTCTCGATACCAGTAGTCGTCATATAGCGGTCGCTATTCATCGCAAAAGACCCGTCGACGCGATTCTTCTCTTGAACTCCCTGCTGTTGGGAGTGCTCAAATGCAGTTCGCTTGATGTGACTGTTGGCTGGACCGGCATAGTCGAGAATCATATGCCCACTCGATTTCGGATTGGTAGCAACACGCAGTTCGTCAACCGTCTTTTCGCTCCAAGCATCGCGGTTCATCATACCCGAATTGAATCCGCCACCACCATCCGACGTAAATCCTAAACCTAGACCGGGGGCAACACGCTCCTCCTCGAATGGCTTCACATTCGCCATGCGCATACTAGGATTTACGCGCGAACGCATGAAATCGGTGGAATTCGGCGCACCATTCGCCCACTGCTGGTTATCACTGGGCGAGAAAAGAGGCGCGCGTTCCTGTTTCGACATTATCAGAGAACCCGTTCCAATATAGTTATCCAATACGGACTCGGATGCCTTGGCATCGACCGCCCTGGTCCGGATATTACCACCGAAAAAAGGGACCATGTTATTATGTCTAAAATAATTCTCGTCGACCTGTTCGCCGGTGACAGAAGTGTATTTCGTCGTGCTGGTGGTTTCGGCGGGTGGCTTGAAATACTTGTCCGTATACGCTTGGCGCCCGTCGTATTGGTTGACGGTGGAAAGTCTCGACGTGGATTCAGATTCTACTGGCGACTGATTCGGATAATTGACGTCTTGAATATCGACATTTGGTAATTTGGACATAGTTGCAAAACCCGATTTCTGATTTGTTGCTATATATAATCCACCCATTGCGATTAAAGGTATTGCGAGTTCCATACTATTCTATATAAACTATTGAAGATTTAAATATAATAAAGGGAACAAAGGGAACCAAGGTTCCCTTTAAATCCCTCCTTTCTAATCTTGGCGATATTTTTATAAAGGAGGGTTCTAAAGGTAACCTTGTTTCCCTATCTATAAAGGAGGGTTCTAAAGGTAACATTGATTCCCTTTCTATAAAGGAGGGTTCTAAAGGGAACCTTGATTATAAAGGAGGGTTCTAAAGGGAACCTTGGTTCCCTTTCTATAAAGGAGGGTTCCAAAGGGAACCTTGGTTCCCTTTATTGGTTCCCTTTTTGTATAATCCTCGTGGATTCCCTATTCAAAAAGGGAATGTCCACCGGTGTAGCCGCCCCGGAAATACCCGTGGCAATCGGGTGAAGATGCGGAGCTTCGACTTGCGTCCATCGCGTGTGTTCTAAATCTCGCAGAGTCCAGGCCGGATTTGACGCCCTCGTTTCATCGACAAATGCCGCGCTCGAACTATAACGATTGGTCGATGTGCTCGGCGTCATAGCTCCATACTCCACCGTTTTCTTCGTAGCCTTGCGATTAATTCCAATCAGGTCGCTCTCCAAATTCGTTGTATTGTTTCTTAAATTCGCCCCCCATTTTTGCAAGCGGATTTGTGGGTCCTCGAAAAACGGCATATCTAGACCGGGTCCCGGTGCATTCAATTGGTAGTCACTAACTCCCGTCATTTCCTGTAGTTTCTTTTTTATTCTAGCGGCATCATCATTGAAACGTGTGAGCGACATTATATATAATAATATCAGGAAATAAATATAAACGTCGTCACGTATTATACACAAGTATAGAATGTTGCTAAATATGATTGTAAAAAACGAGAGTAGAATCATAACCCGATTATTCGACTCTGTTCTCCCTGTCATCACCAGTTATTGCATTTGTGATACTGGTAGCACCGATGATACTATCAAAATCATCAAATCTTATTTTGAAAGTAAGGGTATTCCAGGGAAAATCGTCGAGGAACCCTTCGTAGATTTCGGATATAATCGGACATTTGCCCTGGAGCAGTGTGCATATATGAAATCCGACTATATTTTGTTGATGGATGCGGATATGGTTCTCCAGTATGGTAAAGAATTCAGTTTGGCGGCGCTAAAGGCGACACTACAATTACACGATGCGCACTATGTCATGCAAGGGTCCGATAAATTCCAATATAGAAATGTGCGAATTGTCCGAAATCGTCGCGGAATTAAATATTGGGGTGTCACACACGAATACGTAGATGTCCCAAAAGGAACCACATATGGTCTATTTCATCCGTCAACCCTCTTCATCAATGATGTGGGTGATGGTGGATGCAAAGCGGATAAGTATTTACGAGATGTTCGACTACTTACGAGCGCCTTGGAAAAAACGCCGAATAATGACAGATACACATTTTATTTAGCAAATAGCTATAGGGATTCGGGTCAGAAAGAGAAGGCCATCGAGTTCTATAAGAAGCGCGCGAAATTGGGTGGTTGGATAGAGGAGGTTTGGTATAGCTATTTTGCCATCGGCAGATTATACAAAGAGTTGGGTGACATGGAGCGCGCCATCTATTACTGGATGGAGGCATTCAATGCATTCCCGAACCGTATAGAGAACCTCTACGAAATCATACATTACTATCGAAATAGGGGTAATAATGAACTTGCATACAATTTTTATCGCATCGCTGACAAGAAGCGTGGAGAACATCGAAACGTCGATTTCTTGTTTATGGAGAATGACATTTATCATTTCAAATTGGATTACGAATTATCTATTGTTGCATATTACCATAATCCGGACAATTACGACCTTATGAAATGCAGTATCAATCTATTGGCATATCCTCATGGAGAAAAGCATATCGTAGAGAACATTCTCAGTAATTACAAATTCTATAGTGAAATCATACCCGGAACTAAACCGTATTTACACGCCAATGTTCGGTGCGATTCTCTACAATGCAGCACGCCGTCGATTTGCACATTCCGAGGTAAGCTAATCACAAATACACGATACGTTAACTATAGAATCAATGACGCAGGAGGTTATGAAAATGGTGAATTCATAGAGACTGCGAACGTAATTTCGAGAACCTGGAATGATGCTACCGATGAATTTTTCGTCAAACACGATAAATCACGTGATGGGCGGTATGTAGGTATCGAAGACATTCGTCTATTTGAACACAAAGGTAAATTATTGTATAATGGAAATCGGGGTATGAACGACCGATTTTATGTGGAACATGGCGAAATCGATTTTGATACGGGGGAAACAAAATCGGTCATATTGAGTGCACCTTTTCAGACGAACATCGAAAAAAATTGGGTTCTCTTTGAAGATGCGAAGGGTAACTTGAAATGCATTTATAGTTGGCACCCATTAATTATAGGTGATTTGAAGGATGATGGAGCATTCGATAAGACACACGAATTGAGCACGTCGTTTATATTTAGTCGATTTCGTGGGTCGACGAATGGTGTTAGGGTGGGCGACGAAATTTGGTTTATCTGTCATTTAGTGTCATATGAGAACCGGCGGTTCTACTATCATTCTATGGTTGCAATTGATGCAAACACTCTCCAAATAAAGCGATACACGCCATTGTTCACGTTTGAAAAGGAATGTGTCGAATATACACTTGGGTTTGCGCCCTTTAATGAAAACAAAAACAAAGATTCAGAACAATTTATTATAGGATATTCGCGAATGGACCGAAGCACGGAATATAAGGTAGTTGATAAAAAGTGGTTCGAGGGGATGTTTAACCGGCTGAGGGGGAGGGGAACCAAGGTTCCCCTCTAACCCCTCCTTTTGTTTTTTTGAAGTTTTCATATGCGCATATCGCGCTTACCATTTAACCCAACGAAAGGATGGGGAACCAAGGTTCCCCCTTACCCCCTCCTTTTGTTTTTTTGAAGTTTTCATATGCGCATATCGCGCTTACCATTTAACCCAACGAAAGGAGGGGGTAAGGGGGGACCTAGGTCCCCCCTATAGGTGAATATTCGGCGGCCTTACAAGCACCGTATGTCTTACGATGCCACTGCGTGATACCATGTTCTCTGATACCCAATAAATGTTTTGCAGTGCCATAGCCCACATTCTCATGGAGCGAATACCGAGTTTTCAACAGTGGATACTGTTCGCACAATTCCAATATATACTCATCATGTGCATTTTTAGCCAAAATGGACGCCGCCGCAATAAACGAATATGTTCCGTCGCCCTTCTCCACAGTAACACTCGGGATTTCGCGCAATGTTTCCGTCTCATTATCGAACGTGGTATATGGCGGGAAATCATTACCGTCGACCACCAGCATCACATCTTCACTCCCGATTTTAAGCATCACCTGTTTGATGGACTCGCGCATACCCCTCAACACGGCTTGACGGATATTAATTTCGTCGATAACCGACGCCTCAATGAAATGGATATGCCACGCAATAGCGTGCTGTTTGATATAATCCGATAGTTCGCGCATTTTTACCCTCGATTTGATTTTTTTACTGTCTTTCATAAGTTCATGACGAAACGAATTATCTTTAGGTAGAATTGCGGCGGCAACGTAGAGACGACCAAACATTGGACCGCGCGCGCATTCGTCAACGCCAATTTCATATTTGTTAGATTCGTCGTATATCGGTAGCAATGACATTTTTTTATTTAGTTATAATATATAAGTAATGTTTAACTTCAATTTTAAATTGAAATTGACGCCAATATGGTTATTATTTATACTATTGGTGGTCTTAGTTATCGCGGTAGTATTTGGTGCGAATTCATCTAAAATGGAGGGGCTGGTTAACTATGAATTGGGAACAACACAACTTGCTGCGATTTCGCCGACTACATGGTATCAGAACACGCTCTATAAATTGTATGACAACAACTTCATTGACTATACCAATGGTAATCTAGTTCGTGTATACGAGAATGAAAGCGGTGGAGCAAGGTTGTTTAATCAATATACGGTTACTGTAAGGAATGGACAGACCACGTCATATAACACGGGTGTTAAATGGACGCCGTCTTCGACGAATGTGCTTTCCAGTTCGGTTGCGCCATGGTCCGTTTCCAACACGGATAACAATTATAATTTGCCCACTTTCACTGACACATCGGTGATTTATATGCCTTGGGGAACGGACACATATGTTCATGTGGTAGACAATACAAAGACTGAAAAGAATGGTAGCACGTTTTATATTGGTGGATGTGATGCCGGACAGAACAACTGCACGACCAAGAAGAAGCTCGACTATGGTGTGACTGTCGACTTGACCGGAAAGATTGATACGACGGCTACCGAGTCGGATGTGAAAACTGCGACAGGAGTGAGGTCGGGGCAATTATTATACAAGTTGGCGAATGGTGTTTTCTATGATATTTCTGGATGCTTTTACGTAGCTACTACTGCTGCTACTCCTGGGGCTACCGGTGCTACAGGTGCTACTGGGGGTAGCGGGGCTACAGGGGGTAGTGGTCCTACTGGAGTTTCTGGTGCTACTGGGGGTAGCGGGGCTACTGGGGCTAGCGGTGCTACTGGGGCTAGCGGTGCATCTGTATCCCCAATTACACCTAGGTCAGTTGTTGCTACCCGTGTTGCCGGGTCAACTAGCGCAACCATTGTAATAACAAAAGGAGGTGAAGGCGTGGATAATGCTACAAGTTATGAAATTACTGCGTCCCCGGCTCTTACAGTCGGTGTTGCTAACCCACAAACGGTAGCAGCTACTACAGGGACAACTGTAACATACACTTTCACAGGTTTAACTCCTGGTGTGACATATACATTTTCAGCAAAGGCTATTAAAGTCATCGTTAGCGAAGGATTTGGCGGATTTTGGAGATTTGGAAGTGAGTCCTTTAGTGAAGGCGCTGATGTAAGGTCTGATACTTCGCCATCATCGGCGCCAATTATGGTCGATGACCCTGCCGCTGCTCAAGCTGCTGCCGTTCAAGCTGCTGCTTCTCAATCTGCTGCCGCTCAATCTGCTGCCGCTCAAGCTGCTGCAGTTCAAGCTGCCGTCGCTCAAGCTGCTGTTGATAAGGCTATCGCGGATAAGGCTGCCGCGGATAAGGCTGCTGCTGCCGCCGCTACCGTTGCCGCTCCTCCAGTAGTTGCTCCTCCTATTAATATTGACTGGAGTAAATTTAAGATGGCACCAATGGACTTTAAGCTTGACTTTAGTAAGATGAAATTCGGATTCAGAAATATAGAAGGCATGGCAACTGGCACAACCATCACAAAATATGACCGCTATGGTGCAGTGTTTACTGGTAATGCGGTGGCTATGAAGGATGATCTCGAGACAAAGTTCGAACCATGCATTTTCAAAATTAATGCGACTGACTCTATTATTTGCGTGCCGACTCGTCTAAATAATTTGATTGCTGTTATATCTAGGAATGATACTACCAAGAAATACACCATTTCGGATGTTGGAATGTATACCCCTTCGATTAAATTGACAGTTGCACCTGCTGCTGCTACTACTCCTCCGGCTACTACTCCTCCGGCTACTACTCCTCCGGCTACTACTCCTCCTCCTGCTAATACAAATGACTCTGAATACTGGAAGAAGTATTGGTATTGGCAGACGGAAGGTGGAACTAAGATGTCAAGTGATTATATCCTAAAGTCGCAAGTAATACCACCTGTATGCCCCGCTTGTCCCAACTGCACTACAGGGTCTTGTGGAACAAGCGGTACAAACAAAAATGGTAGCACCGTCGGTTCTGATGTTGCTGGTGTATTCAAGTCGCTAATTACCGGAACGACAGACGTAGCGAAGGATACAGTTTCTGCCGGCACAGGTCTCGCCAAGGACACCGTCAAGGGCGGCGTCGGTCTAGCCAAGGACACTGTAAAGGGCGGCGTTGACCTTACCAAAGATGCCGTCTCCGGAACAGTCGGTCTTACCAAAGACGCTGTAAAAGGAACAGTTGGGCTAGCTAAAGACACTGTAAAGGGTGGTGTCGGCTTAGTGAAGGATACTGTGAAAGGCACCGTCGGTCTAGCTTCCGATGTTGTAGGTAGCGGAACTGGGTTAGTTACTGGGTCTGGATCTGGGTCTGGATCTGGGTCTGGGTCTGATGCCAGGTCTGGTTCCGAGTTACCCGTTAGCTACTTCGATTCGTATACATACAACGGAACCTTACCCAATAAACCATCAACCAATTTCATGCCCATAACCGCAAGTTTCAGCGCGTTCAGCAAGTAAACATTCGTTCAAATAGATATAAAAATAAATGTTCTCAATATAGTAGTCTATATGGAAAACATTAATAAAATACTAGGTAGAGAGGATATCGCCAATCAAATAAAAAACATACTGAATGATTTCGACAAAAATTGTAAAAACGTGAATTACAATAAGGGAATCTATATCTATGGCGCTTCCGGAACTGGTAAAACTCATTTTATAATGAAATTGCTCGAAGAAATGAACTACGATATTATTCGGTATGACGCCGGCGATGTTAGAAATACATCGCTAATTGATACAATTACAAGTAATAATATGTCTTGTCGTAATGTTCTCCACATGATGAAGAAAAGCGTAAAAAAGATAATCATTGTGATGGATGAAATCGATGGTATGAACAGTGGGGATAAAGGCGGGCTCACATCACTCATCAAATTAATTCGACAGAAGAAGACGAAGAAGCAGAAACTAGAGGACGTGACACTGAACCCGATTATTTGTATTGGTAATTATTTTTTGGACAAGAAAATGAAGGAACTGATGAAGGTTTGCACAGTGTTCGAATTGAAAACACCGACGCCTCACCAGATGTCCCTATTATTGAATAATACTTTGAAAATCGAAAACAAGGAAACCGATAAAAATAAGGATCGATTGAAATCAATGGTTCTCGAATATATACAAGGCGACCTAAGAAAATTACAATTCATACAACAGTTAAATCCAGACATACTAAACGAGACATTCATAGAGAACATATTGCATATTAAATCGCATAACGAGGATTCAAAGAAGATAACCAAGCATCTGATTAATCAGCCGATGTCCTTATCTGAACACGCCACGTTCATTAATGAGACGGACAGAACCATAGTGGCTCTTTTATGGCATGAGAATATTATCGACGCGCTCGATAAACACACCCCACAAAAGACATATCCGTTTTATTTGAGGATACTGGACAATATGTGTTTCGCAGATTATATTGACCGCATTACATTCCAGTATCAGATATGGCAATTCAATGAAATGAGCTCGCTTATGAAGACGTTTTATAATAATAAGATATACCATGATACATTCCAAAACAAGGCCAAATTGGACGAAATCCGATTCACTAAGGTTCTCACGAAATATTCTACGGAATACAATAACCAACAGTTTATTTATGGTATGTGTCAAGACCTCGATATGGACAAGAAGGATTTGATTGCATTCTTCCAGGAATTACGCATCTATTATGGCGAAAATTTCCAATCACAAGCGGAGATTTTAAATCAAGTAGAAGAGTCATTTGAGAACAATAACGTTAGCAAACTTGATATAAAACGTATGTATCGATATTTAGATAAGAATGTGAAAAAAACAATTGCGGATGATGAAAGCGTTAGTGATGAATAATTACACCTTAACAAATAGTTCAGGTTCGGATTTCAACCTTTCGATGAACACTGTAGGTTTAGGTTGAGGCGTCAGTTTAGGTGGAGGCGTTTGCTGTATTGGTGTTGGTGTTTGTTTTCGAAGCGTTTCAATCTCCGCTCGCAATTCAGCTTCAATAATAGAACTCTGCTTTAGTTTGAATTGAAGTTCGCTAATTTGCGATGTCTGCATTATTGCTGATACTGGTATTGTTGCTTGTGATTTAGCTGGCGCTGGCGGTTGTTTCCGTAGTCTATCAATATCCGTCCTTAAATCCGCTTCAATAATCGCGCTCTGCTTTAATTTGAATTCCAATTCGCTAATTTCCTTCTTCAACTTCTGAACACTGCTCGATGGCGCCTCAATCGGCTCCGAGAACTTAACCGTCGTCTTCTTTTCTAACATATCTTCTAATTCATCATTTCGTGCCATAACCGCCTTCAGATTACTACGCAGCCCATTTATCATATTAATGATTTCGTTCGGGTCAAGCGCAACAGGGTCCTTACCATCTTGCTGCATAATAATCTGCGGCTGCTGTTGTTGTTTGCGACGTTCGTCAATCTCCTTGGTCTGTTTCAATACATCGGGTTTCATGCTAGGTTTTCCAGCTTCATATTTAGCAAGTTTTTCGTCTATATCATTTAAGAAAAATCTCTTAATTTTCGACTCATCCGTAAATTTAATGAACATATCAACCGTTTTATTGGATTCCTTTACCACAGAACTATTCGGATTATCCAAAAGCCTACGCTTATCAAACGTATTATGGACATGCGAGAAAATCAGGATAGTCTTCAATGGGTCCAACTGCACAAACGGTATCGTATAATCTTTGAGAAACTCGCGCTCCTCCGCAATACACGCAGTCTCGTTGTATTTCGTGATATCTAGTAGTTCACGTTTGAATGCAAACGTTCCCGCCGTAGCATGATTTGGACCATATGGCCCAAACTGATACATCTTACTAATATGCTTGAAGTATAGATATAGTTCACTGGACCCGGCACATAGCGCCTTCTTGTTCGCCGTTAATACCTCGACTGCGTGTTCAATACGCTCCGGTGGGTAATAATCATCATCATCCATATAGACAATAATGGAACCCTTCGCCTTCTCATGCATAAGATTACGCTTTGCGCCGAGCGGGATTTTCTCAGGCAGTTCGTAGTATTTAATCTGTGGTATATTCGAACCTTTTACCAGGTCCTTAATTTTATCAGTTCCGTCATCGATAATAATCCATTCAATAAGGTCCTTCGAATATGTCTGGTTACGAAAACATTCGAACATGATGGGTATAAAGGGTCGTCGATTGAATGTTGGCGTGCATACAGACACAAATGGCTTGGATTTCTTCGTCATATTTAGAATATGCTATTTATATTCTAAATTCTTTTTTTTAAACATACATTAATATATTTAGTCATCAAAAAAGGTGTTTTTTTTCTCGAACAACGCTTTGAAACGCTCACCTAAATATTTGTTCGTTATTATTAACATAAATATTGTTACACCACCAATCGAATTGTGCGCGCGTCGAAGGTAATTCGACTGTATGCGCGATTTACCCGATTCAGTATTATAAATGTTGTATAAAATAATTGGCACTAATACCCATATATGTATGTTTTCCAATATTACTTTCCCCAAAATTTTATTACATCGAATTATAAACTTTTCTAGGTCTGTTCCAGCTACAGGGCATTCATAAATGTCATCACTATCTCCGACAAATGATTTATTAATATCCGACATAACCTTTGGGAAATTAAACGGACTGTCTTTATTATCCATCATACAAAGCATTGTAACGTAAAATACAAACATTGGTATAACAAATTCGGCGATGAATCCAAGACCCATAGCGATACCGAAAAATAATATCCAAAAAAGAATCAATCGAGGGTCTGCAAAAGCAGCAGTTTTATATTTCACAATAATCATGCTTATTTCATATACCATCGAGATAGCGAGTATTATTGTGGCAGTTACATTAAGTTTGTAACTCGTCGGATCTATAAAAAGCTTGAATGAATTGCCAAACGTCTTTACGAAATATTCACTGGCTCCTTTGGTTAGAAAATAATATGTTACAATTCCGGATAATACGAATAATAATGCTTTGAATGGAATTAGTTTAATTAGTGGTAATGTTTGTCCAAATATAAACATAAAAATTCTCACTGGAGTTAATGCTACCTTTAATGGGAGTACACCATCTGTTACAGTAGATACCATGTCTGGAGGAGCTTCTGCTGGTTTTGGTTTAAATTGTTTCATTATGGCATCGATAAAACTTGGAACTTCTCGTGATGAATACAAGAAATATACATTATATGTTATAAATATTCCGATTAAACCGGTCAAAAATCTCTGGACCGTTCCGGCAAGATTTTTATAGTCTTTGTCATCTTTGCTCATTGGACTTTTCACACGCGCCACCTTGTATAACCCGTCAGCAATTAAGAACGAAATATGGTATGGAAGAATAGATATGTAAATTAGAGTATCTACAACTTTTTCAAATGTATCTTTTTTTGGCGGAGGTTTGCCTCTGGCGCCTTCCACAAACGGTTCAACTGGGTCGTCATCAAAATTCTCTGATTCTACGGTCAAATTCTCAGGTTCTTTCTCCTCAGGTTCTTTCTCCTCAAGTTCTTTCTCAGAATTAACCGTATTTGGAATGGGGTCGGCATCATATACACTTTCCAAATGCGGCAATTTCGTAAACCCCTTCTTTTTATTATTGATGCGTCTAATTTTTTTCTCCATTGCTTCAATTTCATTTATCTTTTTATCCTCCATGCCTTCTACAATGGTCGTTTCGGCTATATCTTCCTTTTTTTCATTAAATTTTATATTCTTCTTCCATTTAGTTTCACTCATTTATATAGGATGATAATATAATTTTACTTATAGTATCATACGCTAAATCTATCTAGCCAACATCATTCCACACTGTCCAGATATGAACGATAGAATATTGTAACGTTCTTCAAACACAGTTAAATTATAATTGTATTCGAACAATCGCCAATTCTGTTTGTTAGTTCCAATAACATTTCCATCGCCATCACATATAATATTAAAGCTACTGTTTGCAGCATCGAATGGAGGAACATATGTAGTTATTTCTAGTTCAATGAGTTTAAACTTACTCATATTAATTGCACCAGACGGTTGATATTCAAGGGGGTTCGTATTCAAGCAGAAATTATAACAATATAATCCATCCTTGGCACACCCATGAGTCCTCGTATATTTTTCAACATAATCGAAAATCCCATGCGTCAATGAATTCTCTCGATATTCACCATTCAACAAAATGCCCATGGACAATAAAATGTTCTTCTGATTTGCAACTTCGAAAATTCCAGTATAAAAAAATCCCGTATTTTGACCATCTATATCAAATCGCGGACCTACTAATTTATCTGGTAGCGGTGTATCATTTGTATAAATGCTCGTTGTATTTGCAGCTCCAGGGTCATTTGCCGGAAGGGTAGCGGGCGCATTATCAATATTCGAAGGAGGCATACGATATGGCCAGTTCGTATAATTACTCCATTCATTCCTCATGTTGACATCGTTCCTTTGTAGGTAAAACATCCAACTGGAAACCATACCATTCGACGTCAATTTGACTCGTTTGGAACCAGTGATATTTTGGAAATCGTAACGTATGACATCTTTCACTAAATAAATCTGGTCCTTTGCAGCAAATAATTGCGCTTCATCTTTGGAAAGGAAACAATACGTCGAAATTAAGTGGATATCAGCATTCCACACATTCGTTTTATTGCCATAATTCGCGGCATCTAAATAAATCGATGGCGGCGATTGTAGGAATCGATACATCTGTAGTTCTTCACGGTTGAAATCGGGTTGAATGTATGGAAACTGATTCGGTTGGTCAAATATATCGCGAACTTGGAATAATTCTTGGATTGGGCGGATGGTAATCGTAATTTCCAGTTCAGCATATTGTAAACATACGAGAGGGAATGCACAGCGGGTATCCAGGGTGAACCAAGTGTTAATCGGTATATAGAGCGTGCGCCCACGAATTGACGGTTCCGAACCCGCAGCATTTCCAGTATATATCGCAGCCGGGTAGGAATTTGAACGACCGAATGCCATAGCCGGTTCATACACTTCTTCAATATTACCAGACATTTTATTGAATAGCTCTTTCTTTTCGGCAGTGAAATCACGCTCCACCATTGCAGCAAGATACTCGCCCGTATATTTCTGTAATGTGACTGAACCACACGAAATAACGACTTCGCGAATCATATGGGTTCCGATATCATTAATCCATTTGAAATCATATGGTGCCCATTTGGCATTTGTCTCCGTTGTGGGATTATGAATAGGACTCCATATATCGGGTAGTGTTACCACCAAATATGTGTCCATCAGAAGTTCAGCATATCGCTTTATCTTGAACTTGAAGACAGAATCATCGTTAGTTCGAAGGTCACGGGAGCCTTCGTAATCCAGCCTAAATTTTTGGAGTCCGAAATTTGTATATTTAGAGTATGTTACATTGAAGAACGTCTTTGTAGGTGAACCGGTTAATATTACATTATTGGCGCCTTCTGATATAATATTTAGTAATCCGCCCGCCATTTATTATACTATACTATATCAGAACAATTTATATTACTTTGTAAATATATAATGACTGTATTTAAACTAATTCTTCTATTACTAACTATATTCATATCGATACTTCTTGTTTGTAAGTTATTGTCAAAACGCGTGATTATTGAAGGCGCCGGTGACCCAATTGCAAAGAAAAATGACATGGACGCTGTTACTGGGAATTTTGCACCCGCAATCATAGTCCCGGCATATATAGTTAAAGCATCTCACCCCAGACCGCCATTAATCAGTGATGCAGATAGATTTAAAAATTCGCAAGATAAAATGCAATTGATTTTATTGAGACAACGTCTGCGTATTGTAGAATCACAGTATAACTCAACAAAATCCCAATTACCATCCAAGCCGACGCCTCCTAAGAAACCTACCAATAGGAGAGATTTTAAAGCTATTATAGCTTATTCAAGTGAGCTTGCGAAATACAATGTCAATTTAGCGAGATATAACGTATCTCGCATTGCAGTACAAAGACAACTGGATGAATTAGACAAACAAATTAAGTCAATTCTTGAATCCATTGCACAAGTACAATTGAAAATTGACAATTTTAACTCTAAGGTAAAGAGTTATATCGATGCGTTGGCCGAATACAACAAAAAAAATGACGATGATAGTCATAAGAATTATCGATTGAAGGACTTCTTCGTAAAATCATCCTACAATTCCGCATTTACTGGAAACTATATGAATAGTGAAATGGTAAAGCTTCTTTTGAATCGTGGATGCCGATTTTTGGATTTTGAAATAGTAAATTCAAGAGGCACGCTCTATGTTACAGATAGCTCTATTGCGTCGGATAGAAGTAAGCAAATCACTCTAAGTGACGCGCTCAGTGTTATCAATCGAACTTTGACGAAGGGTGACCCAGTATTCATAAATTTGCGATTACAGAATGCCAAATCTATTACCTACGATAATCTGAAATCCACACTAAACCGATTACAGTATGAGTTACGCTATACAGGTCGCCCCATAGACGATACAACTCGTATGAGCGAAATACAGGGTAAGTGTATAACCATAGCAAATTATGATATTAAAGATAAGAGTGGTAAGTCTGCTACGGATATAGTCGCGAATAAGTCTGAGACTGGTTTATGCACCTATGAAAATAGTGTTATTGCGAATTTGAGCGCGACCACAGAGCCAGGAACAAAGCGAATGACCGTTGTTGAACCAAATAGTGTTGGTAGTTGGTTTGACAATCCAGATATCAGTGTGCGTCGCCTGGTTCTCGAATATAAGGTGAACTTTACTCCTCAGCGTTTCTATAAGAGAACAGATGAACTTACAAAATACGAGAACATTTTTAATGCTATGAAGTCTCCATACATTGCGATAAAATATCTAGATGATAGAGCATTCGATAAATTGGATGCAGACGCGGATGTTGTTGTTTGATAAATGAATAAAATATTACAATATAGTATACTATAAATGAGTAAGTATAACACAGATTTGTGTGACAATGATATGACATTCGCCGATTGCGAATTGGCCATTCTGCGTCACGCCGTGGATGAAAGCGACGAGAAGAAATCGAAACGTTTAGCCAATGCGAAGGAAATCACCGAAATGATTGTAGTTGTCGAGGATTTTCTCCGAAAGAAACATCTGATTTGTTATGGAGGAACTGCCATTAATAACATCCTACCCAAGCAAGCGCAATTTTACAATAGAGATTTAGAGGTTCCGGATTACGATTTCTATTCGCCGAATGCCATGGATGATGCGAAGGAATTGGCGGATATTTTTCATGCCAAAGGATTCAGCGAGATAGAGGCGAAAGCGGGTGTTCATTATGGCACATTTAAGGTTTTCGTTAATTTCATTCCGATTGCCGATATCACGCTGTTGCACCCGACAATTTTCAAATCCATGGCTAGAGAGGCTGTGCAAATCGATGGTATTCTGTATTCTCCTCCAAATTTCTTACGCATGAACATGTATTTGGAGTTATCGCGCCCAGAAGGTGATGTATCCCGTTGGGAGAAGATATTCAAGCGTCTTACCCTATTGAATGAATATTATCCGTTTGCGATAACGACACGATGCGATAAAATCGAGTTTCAACGTAAGATGGAGCATGATACCGATAAATCCGAAGAACTCTACTATACTGTGCGTGATGCGTTCATTGATGATGGCGTGGTGTTTTTCGGTGGATATGCGGCGCGCATGTATTCGCGATATATGTCGAAGGACCGAAAGGAGATTATTCAGAAGATACCCGATTTCGATGTTCTCTCTGAAGACCCCGACCGGTGTGCGAATATTTTGATTGAGCGATTGAAGTCGAAGGGATTTAAGAATGCCTCCAAGAAGCATTACCCCGAGATTGGAGAGATAGTGCCTGAGCGTATTGAGATCGTCGTTGGAAAGGAAACACTGGCATTCATTTACAAGCCAATTGCTTGCCACAACTATAATGTTTTGAATATAGATGGAAAGGATATCAAGATTGCCACTATTGATACGATGTTGAGCTTCTACTTTGCGTTCTATTATTCTGACGAGCCCTATTATTCCAAGGACCGCATTTTGTGTATGGCGAAGTTCTTGTTCGACGTCGAGCATAAGAATCGTTTGGAGCAAAAGGGTATTCTCAAGCGTTTCAGTATTAATTGCTATGGAAACCAGCCTACACTGGAGTCGATTCGTGCAGAGAAGATGGATAAATTCAAGGAACTCAAGGACAAACGTGGCACAAGGGAGTATGATATGTGGTTCTTGAAATATTCGTTCGATAAAAAGGAACCGGATTCTGAGGTAAAGAACAAATCTGAACCCAAGAAAAATAAAAATAAAACTAAAACTGTAAGGAAGACTATAAAGAAACGTCAACAAAGAGGAACACGAACTAAGCTCGGCGATTTTTTCACAAGAGCATTTAGGCCATTAAAGAATCAATAAGCATTTTTGTTATTATACATAAATAACAAAAAACTGAAAAAAAGCCCCATTCCGGGTTTGAACCAGAGACCTTTGCATTACAAGTGCAACGCTCTACCACTGAGCTAAAAGGGCAAATGAAAGGTCCGATACGGGGATTGAACCCGTGACCTCTCCTACCCAAAAGGAGAATCATACCTCTAGACCAATCGGACACCCTCCAAATAATAGTCATATCTCCTATTTAAGTAGTTTACTCAGATATCTGTTAAATATTGTATAGTGTTTTGCAAGCTGTAGAATACACTTCCAAACAAAACGCTCTTCAGTATCATGCCATAGAAATTCACATTACCATCGGGATTATACACCGACAAGAATGAGAAATTCCTATATAACATCGTGGTCATCATAGGCATCTGGAAAATGAAAAAGATGAGCGCGACCACAATCGGTGTCTGCAAATCCGAGAGTATACGGTCGACCATGCTCGTCTTCGCCTTCCGGTTCTCATGTTGTCGTATGCTCGTGTTCGTTACCTCCTCATAATCCTTTACATAATCACTCGTCAATTTGGCGCGAGGAATATAATTTGGCTGTATCTCCTCGTCTTGCTGATAACCGGATTGGTCCATTGGTATGTCACGAGATGGTAATCGCATCTGTGGTGTTTCCTCATGGAAGCGAACCCGCGCATCAGGTTTCGCCTGTGGCGGGGCCATAACATTCGGCTGTATCGCATTACCATAAGGATTCGGGTGGATATTCATCGGCGCATATGTCGGATTTTGCTCCGTCGGCATACGCATCGTTATATTTTCCGGCAAATCATCTATTCTCGTGGTGCTCTCCATTTTATAATATACAATTTATATAAAATCGAATTCTTTGACGAATATAGCCTAAAATAACCCGGATTTTGGCGGAACGGGTTCAGTCGGTGGCGCAGTAACATCAACTACTTTTAACATAGGGTCGCATTTGGCAGTTTTAGTTGTATATTTGTAGCATTTCTCGTCATATTTGAAAATCTTCTCGTCGAAATCACTGATGACTGGACCATTGAATGTCAAGCATTTGTCACCCGTGCACACTTGTCTAAACAATGTGGCTATTCCGAGACCAAGCAAAACAGAGATAAAGAACTTTCCTAGCTCTGTGTTTAATAAACGTTTAAAATTCATATATATATATATATACAATAGTCATATAAATTTTATTAAGATTGCATGGGCATCTTGGCGATATCCTTGTCATTCGCCGGGCATTTCACTTCCTTCTCCACAATTGAAAAACACGAATTTGTCTTGTCGCGGTATTGCAGAATCTTCGCATTGTCGTGTGTGGGATAAACGATAATCTTACGTTTTTCTGGAGCCGTTATGTAAACGGCTAGGAATCCTAATACGATACTAACGAGGAGAACATAAACATTAATGTATTTCAATAGATTCATATTATATAGTTTATTGCTATTTTATTTCTTGTCCGTGTTTTTGTTTTTGCCCTTATCATTCTTCTTTTTTCCGTCAGTTTTCTTTACCTTCGAATGAACCGGTTTCTCTAGATTACCCAGTTCTGCAATGAGTTTATCATCGTCGATTTTCTGCTGTGCAGAACTGCGTGCCTGCTCCTCTCCTGGAACGCGATACACATAACTGTTTGGCTCGGCGCCCTTCTCCATCGTCGCCTTATTCGCCTCCATCTTCTTACGCATTCGCTCCTTAATCTCCTCTTTCTTAGTCATTCGGTCCATAGCATTCGTGTCTACGCGCATATTCTTACCAGCGAACTGCTTAAACAGTTCGTTCAACTTGTCCGCTCCACCACCCATCTCCTTCATCTTAGCCATAATATCGCCAGCTTCCTTCATAATCTCCTCCTTCGAAATCTCTCCACTGTCCATCTTCTCGGTTAATCTATCACCGACCTTCTTTACGAGTCCCATCATCTTCTTTGGGTTTTTCATGAGATTCTTGAGAACATCCTGTGTGTTCTCCGGAGTGTCTCCGACTAGGTCATTGAAATCTCCCGAAATCTCCTCTGCGAGTTCCTTTGCAAGTTTCCCAATCTTGCCATCGAAAATACCTTTTAGATGCTCATGGATGCCCTCCATATTCGGCATTCCATCCTCGGGACCAAACGTGAACTCATGCTTTTCTCCCTCGCCCTCACCCTGACCCGCGGCATTGTTAGCCTCCTTGAAGAAATCACCGATACCCGCCATTGTCTCCTTTAGCTTCTCTTGGAGAACGTTCTCGTCAATTCCATCAAAAATACTCGCAGCATCTCCAAATTTCGTCTTATCATCAATAGAACCAATCACATTGAATAGTATTAGCTGTAGATACTTCCAAATCGTCTTTTTTGTGTTCTCGCTGACCCCATCACAATTGTATAGCGTCTTGAAATCTACATCGGGTAGAAATTTGGTATTTGTATCGTTTTTCGCCTCGAAAATTTCTACATTCTGATACATGATATCGAAGAAACGCTCCGGAAAAACGGTTAGACAGTATTCGAACAACTCCTTGCACTCTTCGGGAGTTGCATCCGTCCACTTACGCCACTTATCGGAGAACTCGGGAAACGTTGTAGACAAATCGACTGTAAAATCATGAATAATCGACTTGAAATTATCCGGGACCGACATTATGAATAGTATTTGAAGAAACTATTTATATAATATTTCTATTATAAATATAAATGCGTGTCGGAGTTGTTGATATGTATAAGGATAAATCGCATAGTTATTTACCTATGGTTCTCGTTTCTATGGGTTATGAGGTGCTAGTGGTCGATTATAAAGAGGACTGGCTGGATACCATTAAGAGCATGCGCATCAAAAATTGGTTCATGACGGGTTCGGAATATGATGTACTGAGTCCGACTGCACCGAAAATAGACCTTGAAATATTGAATCTGAAAAATAAGCGTTTTTTCTTGATATGTTATTCGATGGAGAGTGTTCTCATACAATTGGGGTGTAAAGGAATCAAACGTAAGAAGGCCATCCAGGAATTCTTTCCGCTCACCGACAAAATAGAAGCATATCGATTTCATCATACGTATATTGTGCCGGATAGTTTGAAACCCGGAATGCGACTTTTAGCGACATACAATGGTGATGTGATGACCGTGCAATATAAGAATCTAATGATGACACAGTGGCACCCTGAGAGAACATCCGATGGAATCGAATATGTTAAAAAATGGCTATAAATATATATTATTCTATATATAAACAAAAATGATTAACATACCGAAATTGAAGAACGATTTTAATACAATCATTCGCCAGCGTAATGAACTACAAGACAAACGCACAACTCTCGAGGAAAAGTTGAGTGATATACGAGAACATTACAACGACTTGGTAAAAAATAACTCCAAAAAGATATATTTGTATTGCTTAGATTCGCTTTATTTCCAATATAAGATTTTGCGCGTGGAACTCGAACAATTCCAGAAGATGATATCGCTGATTTTCAATCGTATGTATGGCGACTATTACAAACTATATAACATAATTAGTTCTCAATGTAAGGATAATTGTGTTGATATTAAGTTACCCACAGACAACATTGTAATATATAAGGATCTCGACCCTTTGACTGAATATAGTTTAGACGATGTAACTGTTACGCATAACGCAATAATAAATATGTTGCAACAATTAAATGAGTTATATGATTCGAAACAGAGCGAAATCGGTCGTCATAATAGTAATATGCGTGTTGGATTCTCCGTAACTAGTTTTATTTCTACCTTGTCTTACGAAAACAAGTTGTTGGGAGAACATATTACATTGTATTCCGATTATTTGTCGTTTTATCATTCATCGCAAAGGAAGTATTTTGATATGGCCCTGTATAAAATAAACAATTTTATGAGAGAAATCGAGGATGAGATTTTGACCAACCATAAAAAAGATGCTCCAGTGGAGGAGATAATTATGGAAATAGAATCTGAACCAGAGCCAGAGCCACCGAAGGTAGAGCTACCAAAGGCCACAGAACCTGAGCCACCGAAGGTAGAGCCACCGAAGGTGGAGCCACCAAAGGCCACAGAACCTGAGCCGCCTTCGGTGGTGGAACCCGAGCAATCAAATGCCATAGAACGAGAACAACCAGAAGACGAAATTAAGCGCGAAGAAGTATTAAACGATGATGATTTTCAAGTAGTCGGCAAAGGCGGTAAACGTGGTAAAAAGAAATAAATTTCTATGTATTAGTATATAACACATGGAAAAATCGAAGCCTGCCGATACTCAATCGGAAACAGCCGAAAGCAAATCAGGTTCAACTTTATCGAAGAAGGACAAGCCAGTTAAATGGTCTCCAGAGAACGAAGTAATCATGGTGGAATGGTGCGACTGCGCCGCATGCTATAAATGGTTGAATTCGAGAGCTCATGCTAAGCTGAGCAGCGCACACGCCTGGTTTACTATACCGGCAATCACACTATCGACGATTACAGGAACTGCATCATTTGCACAATCGAGTCTACCTATAGGTATGCAGGAATATGCGCCAGCCGTGATAGGTTCAGTCAATATTTTCATAGGTATCTTATCTACAATTCAGCAATATCTCAAAATCTCCGAATTGAACGAAGCGCACCGTGTTTCTGCAATTTCATGGGATAAATTTGCGAGAAACATACGCATTGAATTGGCAAAGGACCCCGACGAGAGGAGCGATGCGGGTCAATTTCTCAAAATATGCAGGATGGAATTCGACCGACTCATGGAGACCAGTCCAGCGATACCCCAAAAGGTCGTAATAGAATTCAATAACACATTCCAAGGCAAAGCCGGGTCCAAAGAACGTAAGCGATTCGAGGAACTACGTAAGCCCGATATATGCAATAGTATAGTATCTGCCAACGAAAGTCGCCATCATTGGTATAAAGAAATCGAGCATGTTGAAAACAAAATGGAGGACGATTTTCATGATGTCGATAACGAATTGATTGAATCTATTAAACATAAACACGAGGAAGACCAAACACGTATATTGGAACTGGTCAACAAAGTCCGCGAAAAGGAAGAGGCGGAACTAAACACGAAGAGAAGACAGAGCGCAGATGCCGTTAAATACGAGGCTAAACTATATGAGGACCGCGAGAAACTACAAAAGTATATTAATGCATTTATGGAGACAGTTGGACGTAACCCACATATCGACGAGATGACTGAGAATATGAAAGATAATGTTAGTAAGGATGCTATCGAATCGTTCCGCCATGTTTTATAATGATAATCCCGGCGGCTTACTGTATATAAGAATAGACGCTACGAGTAAGAAAATCAATACATATCTAGTGTTTATATATGGTTTAGAGTATAATAGAACTAAAACAGCAAACATTAGAATCCAAACACATATCGAGTTTGTATATCTGCGAATTTGCACCTTTTTTTTATTCTTATAGTTAAATCCTAGTAAAAAGCTAGGTATGAAAGCTATTAAAACAACCATCCATATGCGATGAAAAAAATTAATTTCATTGGGTGGTAGTGGCTCATATAGATACTTACCTGGTAAAATATCCTGTTTGAAAAGAAATAGAAACATAATTGGAGCATTCAGATAATGTAATGCTTTAATCATTATCTTCATAAAGTCTGATTTTTCAATTACTTCTTCTGCACCCATACGGTGCACTATTAGGTTTTCAATTATATTGCTCATATATATTACTAAAATATAAATAAAATGAACATAAAGCGTAACCTACATACTCACTTATAAAAAGTCGCCTCCTCACCCCTTTACAAACACTATGACCTATGAAGATATTGAAAGCGTTAGCGATAGCGAGTCAGAGATTGAGGTTGATTCTGAGCTTTGGGCTAACGTCGACGTCGAGCCATCCATTGCTGATAGCGATAAGCGCGTGTCGAAGCAGCAATATCAGGCAGAACTAAAGTCGTCTGACCCTGATTACTACGTCGTGACTAAGCGCGTTGGTAAGAAGATGAAGCGCATTGAGCTATACTCGACTCGAAGCAATCCTGGACGCCTGATTCGTAATCCTGTAGCGGGATACAAGTCCAACGACCGTGTCGGAACTTTTGCAGAGCGTTCCTATTTCAAGATTCGCATGACGTCTATTGGTGATGGAGTTGAGCCAATTACACTCTATTATGATTCGCCGGAGGGTTACGAGAAGCATCTCCATACTACGGTTTCGCATGAGATTAAGACCGCGTGGAGGAGTAGGTTTACTAGCAATTAGATATAGAAATAGAGATAGATTTAGAAGTATAATAATAAAATATGTTATTATTATATAATGATGTCAACGTTAAGTCCTCCTATAATTACTGCTCTCAATAATGGAACGCTGAGCGGAATGCGTGCAATGCCGGCTAAAGATATAAATGCTGACGGAAACAGTGTGTTCTCCATGAGTCGTCGCCGTTTCAATCGCGTGATGCCTCTTTCGACCCAGTCGAACACGATACAGCAAGAAAAAAAGTGGTATGGGGTTAGTAATCGTGATGCATCGAGGGTTACTGAAAGCGCTCGTGTGGCTGAAATCGGAATCGGAACCACCAATTCGAGTTTGAACCCTTTTTCGTTTAAATCTAGCGCTGAAAGGAATACACGGAACCAAGCGCTCACTCGTGTCCGCGCTGGTGGAGCAGTTGTTCCGTTGAAGAAGACTAAGAGCACACAGATTTTCTAAGCAAATCCTCCACGGATATATATGCAGCCGCATAGTTACGAAGTGCCATTTCATGCGAGTAATCTCCGTGACTTGGGTTAAAATCGATGATGTCAGCAACCTCGCCTTGTTGACCACATTTATAGTGTCCATCTTCAGCGTAGTCGCCAATCCCTTCATACCATTCTAAACCCACATTCCCAATTGTATACTGCTGAGAACTTAAAGTTGTCCTCTAAATAGTTGTCAAATTCTGGCGTATTCGTTTCGGTCTTCTCACTCCATCGTTTCCTATCATCGTCCTCATCCCATGAGAAGACAAAACGGATATAATCTTCAACAATCACATTCAGCTCATTCATTTATACTATTACTATAATAGTATTGTATCAATTTTAATTCTTCAAGGGTTTACAAAAGCGTCATCTTGTATTTCACATATTTATTATAATTCGTATTTATGTATAATGCATCTCCCCAACCATGCTCGGTTATATTCTTCACAACACGCTTGAAATTATACTGTCCCAGAAATTCGTCAATCTCAGTCATAAGACCACAACCCTTGTATAGTTCCTTCTCATTCACTTCTAAATATATCGCTTTGGCGTGATGAATATACTTTGTCGCACCCTTTAGCGCTATCAATTCCGCACCTTGGATGTCAAAATTCCAGAAATTACACCACGACATGTTTATTTTGTTACGCTCTACAAATGTATTTATGGTGATACTCTTTTGCGTAATTTTATCGATATATACAACATGTGGATGCTCAGTGGCATGAGTTCCAAATTCTAATAAACTGGATGACTGTCCGTTGTTTGAAATGTTGAACGTTACTATAGCATCATCCACATCAGATACGACTGCGTGATATACATTTGGTATTCCACGCTCAGTAGCCTCTTTCACTTTATCTGCCATTGCATCTAACCATATGACATTATCACTTGTTACGCCTAGGCTATTATAAAATGGCATTTCCTCGCATTCATGAGCGCCTAAATGAAATACGCCGGTAACTTCGATTTTATGTAAACCAAGTATTTCCTTAACCTTGTCGAATGGGATTAGCATTATACAAAAAACTGTTATATTAATTTGTTTTATTGAACGTTTTTATATGTAGTTGGCTGCAGTTTTTATACAGCTGCAGTTCTTTGACATAGGCAATAATATTAAACCGATGAAGATTTCAAATGGGACGCTTTCAGCGTCCGTTTGGAAACTTATCGGTCATAATCCTTAAGAAAAAATGGAACTTCGTTCCATTTTAATTCTTCAAGGGTTTAAATTCTAAAAAATTGAAATTAAAAATTTACTATGAAAAACTAAAATATCCACATTTATATAATGTCGAACACGACTGTTATTGCGTTCTCCCTAATCGGCGGGTCAGGCACCTTCCTTAATGCGATATATTACACTGCCCGTGCGTATCGTAGCAAAACGGGACCTATGATATCAGCGAACAAGTACATGCCGGACTATAGCGGGCATTTCGAGATGGATATGTTACCTGTCTTCGTAAATTTGATTACTACTATACAATACATCGGCGAGACACTCGAAACGTGCGAAAATCGAATCGGATTCTTTAATCAATATCGATATGGCTCCTATTTGATAACTTGTCCATTGATGGTCTACGAAACCGTCCATACCATCGGTGCGCCATATGCCACAACTATGTTCTCGCTTACTCTCATAACGATTATGACCGCGATTTTCGCGGACCTCGCACCATACGCGTCGCAACGTTGGACATGGTTCGGTTTTGGATGTACGCTCAACGTGATGTTTTGCGTGATGTTATTAAAAGTTGTGAAGCACGCACATCGATTGAATGATGGTCTATGCTCAGATAAACAGATGAAAGATAGTATCAAGCAATTGGGGTATGACTCTGATACCTTCCCGAAAGGAATCATGCGCTTGCGCACGCCGATGGACGAGAAACGCATATTTATCGACGGCGCATTCGCATTGATATTCTTCCTCTGGCCGATTTTCCCGATTATGTTCGTCCTTGAACATATGGGTTGTGTTGACCGAAATATGACACAGATTGTCTTCGCACTGACTGACTTGATAATTAAAACCAGTCATTCCTTCTGTTTGGACCAGTATAAGCAGGGCTTGCGGCACACCGTGTTTTCGTATGGATTCTTGGATACGTCGATTCTGTATGAACTACATATTTGGGATACGACGACCGACGTATATACACAATTGAAAGCGCTGTCGCGCTCGATGTATGGTGATTTGCTTGTCGGAAAGAAGGGACAACTAACCGATATCGAGTCAGCTGGTATCGATTACCAGAGCATGCTTACTGCGAATCGTCTGAATCGTAAAGTGGACCAGTTTGAGGAGGAATCTGGCGGCGAGCCAAAATCGCCGACGCTCATCCGTAGAATGTCGTCGCCGAAGGTTGGATTTGCGAAATCGACAAGTTTCCGAGTTGCACCTGAACCGGAATCGGACCCAGACAAACAATCTGAACTACGGACTCCGCATCCGACGACCGACACATTCAACCAATATAAGCAATCGCCGAACCAACAGAATCGGCACATTGTTCAGCGTTCTAGAGAACAATATCCGCCTAGAAATGAAATAGGCACAGGTCCCGTATACCAACAACAACCTGTACATAACTCTAGATACCAATATCCGCCTATAAATGAAATGACGCAAGGTCCTAGAAATGAAATGTATCAATATACAGACCAATGTCCGGCGTCGAATTATAATCAAACTCCGATATCAACCCAGCATTCAATTCAAAATTCAATTATGGTCAATCATCAACCGTCCAATACTGTATCAAATAACCAACAACAACAGAATTATGTATCAAATAACCAACCGCCGCCTATTGTATCAAATAACCAACAACAGAATTATGTATCAAATGCCCAGCCGCCGCCTATTATATCAAATAATCAACAACAACAGAATTATGTATCAAATAACCAACCGCCGCCTATTATATCAAATAATCAACAACAACAGAATTATGTATCAAATAACCAACCGCCGCCTATTATATCAAATAATCAACAACAACAACACAATTATGTATCAAATAACCAACAACCGCCGCCTATTGTATCAAATGCCCAACCACAGCATATTGTATCAAATAACCAACAACCGCCGCCTATTGTATCAAATATTCCACAATCAATTAATAAACCTTATCAACATACATCGGTAGAGGCATTCGTATGGCATTAGTGACAGCATAAACAATATAGAGACTTCGGCACAATATGTATAGACAAGAATGAGCAACAATGATGATATTGAAAAACAATATGGCGAGATGATGAAAGAATATGGCAATATGATGAAGGCCCTTGACAAATTATATGTCAATGTAGCCACACCACTTATATATATGGCTACGCTAACTGGATTTACATTCGGTTTATTGGGAGAAATTAATGCGTCGGAGTCGGGTCGCCCAAATTCAGCAATAACATCATTTGTAAATGTAACCGGTCTTACGTTTATTGGTTTATTTTCCGGATACACTTGGCCAATTTCGATGCCATTATTGAGCATGGGCGCTGTGTATAATAGAATGAAGAAGAAGTAGTTAGTATTATTTATTTTGTTTGATTGAACGTTTTTTTATATGTTTAGTGTATAGTATTATGGCAAATGTTATGACTATTAATGGAATACCGATAATGACATATGGTCTAACTGGTATGTTAATTGGAATATTGACGTATTCGACATTTGCACCAGAACAAGCGGCAAACGGAACTAATGACGAGATTTTATCAACTCCATTTGCTATTCCTACGGTTGCCTCACCGATTCCAGCATTGTTGGCGCCGCCTACCTCGAATATCTTCAGCACAGACGATGAACCTAAATCTGTTACCGACGCAGCACAATCTCTTACCGCATCAGTTACTAACACAGCACAATCGGTTACTGCATCAGTTAATGATGCAGCGCAATCAGTTAATGATGCAGCGCAATCAGTTACTGCGTCAGTGAATGATGCAGCACAATCGGTTACTGCATCAGTGAATGATGTAGCACAATCGGTTACTGCATCAGTTAATGATGCACCAGAAAATGAAAAAAAAAAAGAAAAGGAAAATGAAAAGGAAAAGGAAAATGAAAAAGAGGAAGAAGAACTCGGCTTGCGAGGAGGTAAAAAAAAGAAGAGACACCGAACACGCAAATACAAGCGCTAAATTATGTCGACTTTGACTGTTTGGATCTTTGGATTATTCTTTAAAATCTGTATGCATCCTGACGTTTTATAATCAAATGTACACACGTGTCCTCCGGTAAATTCAGATGCGAATGATTTTGCGGTTCTACACGAAGAACAAAAAGTCTTCGGCAGATTATCTTCCCCTTTACATTTACACGCAAACCCGAAGAGTCCGACTTTAACACTACACTCACTACACTTAGTTCGTTTTGAATCCATGATAGTTGGTTGTTCTATTAACTATCATCACAAATTTGCATTCAATTTTATAAAATTGATTTAGTAATATAGAAAATATATTATATTACTAAAAAGACCAAATGAACTCTAGCGAAATCGGCGGACCTACATCGGCGTTTACACGGTATGTAAAACAATCGGAACAATCAACTCAAGTTATACACACACGAACACGGCGAAAGTCCGCATTCTCTCGAATCAAACGATTGTTTAGTATAGGGTCGGACAAAACGATTACTTCAAAAGACTCAAATGATTCGCGCAACGATTGAATAATAGATTAATCTCGAGCTGATTCGACCCAAGCGCCGTGTCATCAGGAATAACAGATACATTACCAGCCTTCCAACACAATATAGCAGGGATACCATTTACCATCTTTTTTGTCTTCAGGAGTGCATATAGCTCGAAACTCTCGTCGACGTCGATATCGCAGCATACGACCTTCTCACCATACACATTCATTATCTGAGACATAAGTCCATGAACCATTCCCTTGATTGTCTGACAAGGTCCACACCATGTCGCACCAAGCTTCAGAATAACCAACCCCGGATTATTCGATAGGATGGTGTTAAAGTGCTGGAGATTATCGAACTCGGTAATAATAGACATTATACTATAATACGCATATATTTTCTATATCTTTTTTCATATAAAACTAATCGTATTATATGTGTATATGTCCGCACCACATAATCTAAATGTCAGCATGTATTCGCTCGAGGAGATACTCGGCTTATTCGAACTATCATATGATATCGATTTAGAAGGTATAAAAAAGGCTAAAAGGAAGGTTCTCATGGTTCATCCAGATAAGTCTCGGCTCCCATCCGAATACTTCATATTTTATAAACGTGCATTCGAGGTTGTAGTTCAGTTCTATGAAGAACAAACTAGACACACCCGTAAAGCTCCTGGAGAACCTGCGAAATATTCTAACATGAATGTCGCTGATAAGAATGTCAAACGGACCATCAACGAAATGAAAACTGAGGATTTTCATAAGAAATTCAATGAGATTTTCGAACAGAATATGACCACTAAGCCAGACCCCAGTAGAAACGAATGGTTTAAGAAAGACGAACCACTCTATAACGACTTGGGTAATGTATCTGCACAGAATATGGGCCGTGCATTTGATACTATCAAATCGAATAATGCGCTGTCTATACGTAATACTGGTATCCAAACACTCGGTGGTGGTGGAACCAGCTTATACGACGAAGATGATGATGACAGTTATGTAACATGTGACCCGTTCAGTAAACTTAAATTCGACGATTTGCGTAAAGTTCATAAGGACCAGACCATTTTAGCAGTAAGCGAAAAGGATTATGATACAATGCGCAAATATAGCTCGATGGACCACCTAATGCAAGAACGTGGGCGCGATAAGCTCACGCCACTAGAATCGACTGAGGCAGAGAAGATGATGGAAACACGTCAAAAAGAGCGCGAACGCCTTATAATGCGAAAACAATATGAGGCGAGTTTGAAAACCATGGAATACGAAAAGAAAAACAGTAGTGTATTAAGCAACTTCCTTCGGCTCGGTAATTGAAGCGACCTTTAGTTTCAGTTGTTCTAATTCTTCCTGTAGTTTTTTAACCATCCGGCGTAGCTCTGCCAAATCATCCTGTGGTCGAGATAGGTCCAGTTCACGCTGACGAATCTGTTGTTGCAATAATTCGTCCATATTTTCGATAACGCCGTCGTTGATTTGTTCTTTGAAATTCGGTTCTGGTGGCGTCGCCTTATCATAATCGGGTCTTGGTTTGCTCCGGAGTGAATTTATCATATGTCCAATCGTCTCTTTGTTCAGTTGCTTCAAATCATAGTTCCTGTTCTTATATTCATTATAATATATGCTTACAATTTCTCTAAACCAATCGGCTTGATATGACGCGGGTATTGTTTCGTGTAACATACCGACCTTTTGTATAGTATTCCATAGTAATGTTTGATTTTCGGCGCTTATATAACTCATCAAAGTTTATATAATACAATTCGTATTATCTTTACGTAATTCTATTTAAAAATAATATAATATGATTATTATATTATGTGGATTATTAGACCAAAATGTCAAAAATGTGTCAATGAACACGATGTATACTGTTCAGAAGATGGATATACAGTAACAGTTGTTACTTATTGGCGAAAAGCCGAAATACATTTTGATAGCATATTTCCACCACAAATCAGCTTGTATAATCCGGATGGAATTGATATTCTAAAACACTTTGCAACTGAATATAGCGATGGTAAATTAAACTACGACTTGACTGATTCGTATGGTAGTCATTTGGAATTTTCGGATGAAATTACGAGTGATATGCGCGATAGTATTCAAGAGGAATGGGACGATAATGGCGAGCTAGAAGATGGTTGGGACATTGTCGAAACTGGAGTTATCTTATATGATGAATTGACAATATCATCAGAATAAATAATGCTTATAATGGTTGAGGTTTTGGTTTTTTATAGTCCAATACGGTAGTTTCTTGGTATATTACATCATCGTCTGGTTGTTCTTCGTCGCCTTCTTTCTTACGCTTGATTCGCGCCAGCGTTTCGTCTACCATATTCATATTTTTTCGAAGGAGTTCTGTAATACTGAAATCTGCCCAAGGCATTGGCACCGCATCTACAAATACTTGCAGCATGACGTTTTGACCAGTTTCGTCTAATTTGGATTTACGCACAACATATTTAACTTCCTTTTCGCCATAGCCGCCAGTAAGATGTTTCTTTGTTTTACGTAGTTTATCCTTCTGTTTATTAGTTTTAGTGTTAGTTTTATTTCCCATATCTATATCTTAGGAGTAGAAATATTCGTATCGCATTTTCTCCATATATTTGTCGGGAATTCTATATCGCTTAAAGAAATTAACTATATGTTTCGTATTCTTAAATGGCTTGTCTTCATATTTATTAGTAAGCATGGTTATCAGGAAAAACAATGAATACATACCACATTCGGTTCCACCATATTGGTGTTCAAAAGGACTGTTTTCATATACACGGAATCGCATATGTAGTTGCTTGGCCTGTTGTTTAATACGCGCTATCAAAACACCGACCTCTTTCGGTATGCTCTCTCCGGCGCTATCAAAATAAAACATAAATCTGCGTTTCACATCGATAAAGAGCGACACCCAATGAGAACCCGATTTTGTATGATCGTCTAAATTTAATATAATGCCAATCTTAGTTTTACCCTTTTTGATGTATTCTGATAATGAAAACTTGCAAAGTGATTCCTCTACGCATGTGCCGTCCTCTACATAATCGAAATCGATGTATGACGGCCCTAGGAACTGAAAATCTTTGTATCCATCCATATATTGGTTTATTACGTTTACTATATCTGTATCGGACAACCATTCATTGATATTGAGACTCCATTCGGCAGGTTGTTTTGGGACGAATGCCTCGTTTTTGATTTTCTCTTTGAGCTCCGCATCGGGTATTTTCCCAATTACACACACATCGTCGCCGTCGCATTCCTTCATAACATCTCGGATGGATTGATTCCCTCCGAAGTTTATGCCGGACAGGAGTGGTTTCGTTAAACAGGATTTATCGGATACTGTATGTCCGACGACTGCGGGGTTGCAATTGGGTCGGGTTTTTATGGTTGCTCTACCACCTTTTTTATGTTTGTTTCTCTTTTTATATGATGTCATCTATAATATAAAAAGATTTTATTCATCCGCTTTCTTTGCTCCTTTACCCCAGAACGAGTGCATTGGTTTGAATAGGACATCATCGTCATGGTCATCTTTCTTATGCATTGGTTCAAACAGGACATCGTCATCTCTTCCGCTTCCAATATCTGTTTCTAAATTCTTCATTTCAATAAAACGTATGCACGATTTCGAATACTGTTGAAATGCTTCGTCTAATTCATTCGTATTCTGTTTATTGCTATTTACCACGTATTCTTCCGTGATTTCCAAAATGATATCCTTGTATTTTTTGATTTTAATCAGATATTGCTGAACTTCATCATATTTTGACGGGTCCTTAATCGCCAGGTATTTATTATACTGTTGTTTATTCATCAATAGCTCGAGCGTTATTTTGTCGACTCCTTCCATTTATATATAGGAATCATTTTATTTATTTCTGCTGTTTACGCGTTTTCTTGGATGCGGCTTTGGCCGCTTTCTCTGCGGCTTTGGCTGCTTTATCTGCGGCTTTGGCTGCTTTATCTGCGGCTTTCTCTGCAATTTTGGATGCTTTGTCTGCCATTTTATTGGCTTTATCAGCATCTTTTGCAGCTTTCTTGGTGCGGTTTAATTCAGCCTTTGCTTCCATTTTATTGGCTTTCTCTGCGGTTTTTGCGGCCTTCTTAGTGCGATTCAGTTCAGCCTTCGCCTCGGCTTTTGCTGACTTTTCAGCCTCTTTGTGTGCTTTGCGGGTCTTCTTCTCATTTTCCTTCCGGTCTTTCTTTTCTTTCTTATCCGCCAGCTTTTTCTCAATAGAGACTTTCACATCTTCCAGCTGTTGTTGCATAGTAACCGTGTGTTTGTCGACTAAACCCTTCAGGAGGTCATGTTTGATTTCATCGACATATTTATCCTCTGCCCTCAGTTGCTTCCTTAGTTTCTTTTCCGCTTGTTCAATCTCCTTCTTCTCTTTATTTTCATTTTTCAATTGACCTTTCAATTCGGTTGCGAGAGAACGTATGCGCTTCTTCTTCTGTTTTTCCATCGATTTGCGCGTTTTATTCACAATTTTCACCTGTTCGGCGAAGGTCTTTTCGTTCTCACGCTTCACAGTCCTCGCTTGTTTCTGAGTATCCTTAATAACAAGTTTCACTACATTACGCTCAATGTCCCTCAAATCCGTCTTCAGCATCCTCTTCAATTCCGCGAGCTTGTTTTTGAACGACTCTTCACTGGTTTTCAGCATGTTCTCCATTTCCTTGATTTTTTGGTCCTGTTCCTCAATCGCATAGACGAATGGTTCGATGCTCGGATGTTCCTTTATCAGTTCCGAGACAGTTGTAATCGTCTTTCCACATTTCGTCTTCATATTATAGTAGGTTCCCTGCTTGAAGCGTTCATATTGTTCCGGATTGGCTTCGATAGTTGCCAGAATCTTCGCCAAGTTCTCCTTCTTGAACAGTTTTTTCGCACTGATAGAACCACGCATCTCCTTAATTTCGTCTTTAATACGCTTTACCTCCTCCTTCGCTTCGCTCACGATTTCGCGCATGTTCTTCTTGGCGATTTTATTGCACTCCTTTTCCATCGAGGGTATACTCTCATACTGTTTGCACGTCTTTTGGAGAACCTTGAATTTATTCACATCCAAATCACCAAGTTCTCCTTTCAGCGCCATATTCGAATCGTCCATTTGTTTCTTCAGGTCCATTATATCCGACTTGACTATTTCCCTGAGCGCGCGCTTATCAAATGCATTCACGTCGTCCATCTTCACTAGAGGGACATTGACATGGTGTATAATTGGCTGAGAGAACTGTCTCGCGTCCTTCTCGCGGTTCAAGTAGCTGACATACCCGGCGACATCATCCAAATACTGTTTTTGTCCCGGGGCGGAGAACTTACCACTATCCGGTTCCAAGTATTTATTGGTAAAATCATCGAAATGTATCGGCATCTGTTCTCCCATAGGCTTGCACAAATTGATAAGTTGAACCATTTCCATAGGATTGGTTGTTATCGGCGTAGCCGTCATCAAGAGAAGGCGAACCGAATTGCGTCCGGAAACCGCATAAGAATTCATCAACGATTTGTGCAAGGCATCCATATCCGGGCGCTCTATAGTGGATAGGTCGCTGCTTCCATACAACTTGTGTGCTTCATCGATGATAATCAATGTCTTGCGTAACGGGTCGGCGGCACCATTGAGTTTGACCAATGTATCATAATACTGATTGCGCTTACTAACAAGGTTACTGAATTGCTTGTAAGACATCGGTCGTATGCGCCAAGATGACGACAGCAACTTCATACGCTTGGGCTGCTCCGATGGCATAGCGATTTCATTTGCAGTCAGTTTAGTCCGGATGACCTCGTGACACACCTGGTCGAACATATTTTTCCATATATCGTTTTTCAGGGTGGTTCTCGTGACCCATAGAATCGTGTATCCCTCACTCTCGAATTGATTCGACGCAGCTGCAATGGCGGAACAAGTCTTTCCGGACCCAGTCGAGTGCCAAAGTAACATACCTTTGACCGGATTCGACGGGACGAAGTAGTGCTTCAAGAAATCTTGTGTGGGCGTCAGGGTAATAACTGACGAGCCGCCATATACATAACCACCCGTTTTGGGTGCGCATAGGTTCTCCATCTTCGCCTCTTCCCATTTGTAGTCGCTGAAATTTTCATTGACATACTTTTTCAATTCTGAGTGTGTCATGCGTTCCGACTTCTTACTCATGCCAGCAAGGTTTGCAGCCATAGCAAACGCGAGCTCGACGGGCATATCGTCGCGCACCACAAATGGAGATAGCTCATCATGGATTACGACCTTCTGCTTTTTAGCACCACCACTAATCGAGAAATTATGGATGTTATCATTTAAATCGTGGTCTACAGACCCAAGAATCGTCGCGCGCTCCAGTTCTCCGGTAAAGGCAAACAGTCGCAGGTCCAAATTCATCGACTTCAAATATAGTTGGAATGCAGTTTCGGCATTACCCATGAGACCACGTAGTTCCTGTGGTATAAACATGTCATAAATGAATACATACAGAGGCCATCCCATAGTCGGGTGGAATTGGAGACCCTTCTGACCACAGGTTCTCGTGCCACGTCCAATCACCTGCTTCTGGTCGGCCGCAGTGGACTGGGGTTCGAATATATGAATGTATTTGATATCAAATAAATCGATACCCTCCTTGAAACCACTGTCCATCACCATGATTCGCGCGTTCTCTCCATACACGTTATTCGGGCGCTCATTGAAACGCGCGAGTATATCCTTCTTGGTGGCGACACTAATCGGCTGGTCGAAAACTGTAACAGAAGACATCAAATAGAAGTTGTTACCCTTCGTTTTACGAAGCTCGTCCTCGGTCGTCATCTGTATTTTCTTGAATTTCTTCTTACCACTTGCGATGGGTTCCGCAGTGTATCCTAATGTCATTCCGGTAGCAATCAGAGCAGATGCAATGAGTTTTACACCATAACTGTTCGATTTCAAGTCGGTGAAAATTAAATGCTTGAATTTTGTGCCATGCTCCTTCATGTCACTCTCATCTAACGATTCTATCTTTTTTAGGAGAACATTCAACTTCGGAGAATGTGTTTCTATATCTCCTAATATTATACTTGGGTCAGAACCATAATCGACTAAATTATGTTCCTTTTTGACTTTAGACCAATTCGAACGTTTTTTCAGACACTCGGAGTCAAATTTAACCTGGACGTCGCTTTTCAGCAAATCAGTCGTTCGTTTAATTCGTTCATCAATCGGCGTTCCAATGGAAGCGGAAGAGGAAGCGGACGAGGACGAGGACGAGGACGAAGAGGCAGAAGAGGAAGAAGAAGATTTTTTAGACGACGCTGAAGATGAGTTAGTCATTGTTTCCCATCCACTACTATTGCTCATTTTGTATATAATGTTCTTAGAAATAAATATAGTCGTATAGTATAATAATGACAAGTCTAGGAGGTGGATTACAAGGCATATCTGTCAAGCAAACGGCAAACAGTTTAAGAAGCGGTGAAGATGTTATGACGCGTAGGGTGTTACGTACCTCATGGAACAACCCAGTCGTGCTGAACGCCTCGCGAGAAATTGGGGCTTTCCGCGCGGCGAACAATTTAGGCGATGTTCTCAACAGGCAGAATTACTCGTGTGGTGGACCGAATCAGGTCAACTCGCGTCCGGGTCTACACGGCGACAGGGGTGGGTCGATTCCGCAACAGTGCGATGGAACGGGTCTTGCCGCTGCGTCGTGCAACCCCAAATTTGTGTCCGATTCTTCTGATTACATCAAGTTCAAGAAGCAGCGTGCAGTTAGCCAGAATTACAATGATAGCAAGTTCGGCGGCGACCAGTCGCGTGCTTCGTATGTTCCTTTAATGAGGGTCAGGCGTTAAAAAATCATATAGTATAATATATGAATAAGTATTTAGTCGAATTCTTGGGAACTCTCCTTTTCATCTATGTTATTTTAGCGACGGGCAATCCTCTTGCTATCGGCGCTACATTGGCGCTCGTGTTGCTGATAGCTGCGCCCATCTCCGGTGGACACATCAATCCCGCCGTCAGTGTGATCATGGCCTCTGCGGGCAAGATACCGACCGCGGAGCTTCTACCGTATGTCGTCGCGCAGGTTCTTGGTGGATTAGTCGCGCTTGAGTTATACAAACGTTACAAACTTTGATTGATAAAATTGATTTGGTCATGATATAATATATCATAACTAAAAAACGACACAAAACAAAATGAACTGTGAGATTTGCACCGAAACGTTTACCAAGCGCAGGCAGCAGGTCAAGTGCCAGTATTGCGACATGACCGCTTGCGCCGAGTGTTGTAAAACATTCATCCTATCGAAAAACCAACCCACTTGTATGAACAATGCTTGCACCGGTGAATGGTCCAGAAAGCATATTCGAGAGAATTTTACGCAGAAGTTTATAAATACGGAACTAAAAGAACACCAGAAGAATGTATTGATTGAAACACAGATGGCGCTCATGCCCGAGACACAGTTGATTATAGAGGAAATAAAGCGCAAGGCTAGATTGAATAGCAAAATTAACATACTTGTCAAGGAGCGTCAGGCAACACGCGAGCGAAATGCCAAATACGAAGCGGAGAAGCTGGGCGAATACACACGGAAAAAGAAGGCGCTCGAGAACCTAACCAGCTGGCACACGAATTATTATGGCGGATTATATACAGAGCAGATTAGTAAGGCACTTGAGGTCTTTGATAATGACGATAGTCGCATTCCAGATGACGGCTTACGGGATGCACTTAAATTAATTGTGGATACCCATAAGTCACTCGAGGATAAAATACACGCAAACTTCCATGTGATTGAAACATATAAGACTATCAGCTGTCCCGACTGGACTGAGTATGTCAAGCAACGTAATGATGAGATTAAAGAATACGATGACCGTATCGAGAAACTACGACGAAAGCGGGACAATGGGTCGTCGAGACAACGTGCAGAGTTTATTCGTAAGTGTGGTGACCCGGAATGCCGAGGTTTCTTGAGCACTCGCTGGAAGTGCGGATTGTGCGAGAAGACGACGTGTATTGATTGTCATGAAGTGAAGGTGGAATCCGAAACGGAGGCTCAAACGCACACATGTGATGCGAATTGTGTAGCAACTATAAAACTACTGAAAACGGACACTAGGAGCTGCCCGGGTTGCCAGGCGAGTATCTTTAAAATCGATGGATGTGACCAGATGTGGTGCACACTTTGCAAGACGGGATTCAGTTGGACCACTGGAAAAATCGAAATGAAACTCCACAACCCACACTATTATGAATGGCGTCGCCAGAATGGAGGCCTCGACCGCGAACCAGGTGACGTTCCCCGCTGTGATACTCCACAGGACATTGTGAATCGTATTATCAATTACTATAACATGGATGACCTTATACTAGAAGACAGGATAATTGAACTATGCCGCAGATGTGTCCATATATCGGCATACAACACGAATCCGACGGCGCCAGATTTCGAGAATGACCGAATCCGCTATCTGAACAACGAAATCAATGCGGAAATGTTCAAGAATAACCTGGTTCGAGCTAATAAGGCATACTCGAAGAAACATGAGATATATACGGTATACGAGCTATTGGTAACGACGTTCACGGATATTATGTTGCGGTTCTGTAATGTATTGGACGAAACTGGACAGGGCGAACCAAGTCTCGATATTCTTAATGAAATTAATACAATTGTAGATTATGTAAACGGATGTTTTGCGGACATTGCATTTGCGTATGGTTCTATTTCGAAGCATGAGGTGAGTTATGGGTTGGAAGTATCGAAGATTTCAATGAAGAAAATTAAGAGCGACGAATAAAAAATGAATATTATGATTGTCTCTGTCTCTGTCTCTATATTTTTATTGTTTTTTAGATATCATCGAAATTAATCTCATCCTCATCATCTTTGATTGCGTTCTTATTGGACTGCTTCGGAATCAACTCATCTGTCTCCTCATCCACTTTGTCGGTAAACACGATAGCCCTGTCACCACCACCGTCGCCATCCTCCTCGAAATCTCCATACTTTTGCTGTAGGATGCAAAGTAGGTCGCACTCACGCTTGTCGTCGGACTGCCAAGGACGCTTACCGACGAGGACAAACGAATTCGTTCCAACCATATTATGCGACTTCTGACGTCCACGGAACTTACCACGAATATAACACAAATACTGTGTTCTGTCAATCACATCGATTACATGACACATACCATTACCGAGCATCTTGTCGACCTTTGCGATGAACTCGAACTCGTTGGAAGGCTCGGGGTCACGGCTTGCGTGCTCATGCACGACATTCTTACGGGCGATGGACTTGCCCTTGGAACCTCCTTTGACATTCTTGACCATTTTTCTTTTGTTTTTACTGGCGATTTGTGCGATTAATTCTATAATAGATTATAGAATCAATTTTTTGCACTTTGGTTTTTATTTTTATAGTTGTATATTATAATGAAACGAAACAAAACAAAACGAAAGTACGGCGGGACATATGTAGTAAAAGTATTAATATTATGTCATACTGAACCTGTATATGCAGAATTTGATGAATCCGTTGCAGAATTTGATGAATCCGTTGCAGAATTTGATGAATCCGTTGCAGAATTTGATACATTCAAAATCAAAGGTCATTGGATGAACAGCGATAAAGAAATTAAAAAGATATTAAAAGATAAAATGAAAGAAAAATGCACAAAAAATATAAAATTTGATACAGTTGATAATTTACAACTGTTGATTAACCATTTGGAAAACATTGGTTACGACGGCGAAGCTGTAAAACAACGTTTAAATGAACGTGCGATAGACAATAATACAAATGCTAAAAAACTCGGAGGTAATTTTTTTTTTAGTGACGCATTTGACCCCGAATTTATAAAAAAACATTTGTCGAAGTATGATGTAATAATGGTGCCTGATTGCAACAATAAATATATGAATTTACAACTGAAAAAATCATCTGACGGCAAATACGAACTATTACCATTTATATTGATTTGTCTAGAATTAACTAAAATGTTAAAACCATCCGGAACAATACAATTTAGTAAATTTCTTGAATTTAACAAATGTATTGTTCCGAATAATATTAAAGTCTTGGATGATGATAAATATGAAGCTTTACATACCGCACTTAAAGATGATACTGATGCTGAATTTCTTGACCAATTAAGACCAATGTATAAGGAATCTGTCGAATATGATAATGGACATTTGGCTCTTGCATCGGCATTGGAATATAATAAGTTTCGAGTTAAACAATCTGATTGTGATTTTGGCAAAATGTTAGTTGCAACAACCAAACCACAGAGTCAGCAAAAACCAAATTCTTCTGTAGCATGTGCTGTTATGGGAGGAAAATCAATAAAAACCAAAAAGAAGGAAAGAAAGAGAAAAGTAAGGGAACCTACGGTTCCCCTATGACCCCTCCCTTTTAATGAATACTCTTACCAACACAAGTAGAACGAGCTGCTTATTACTCCCAAGCAAAGGAGGGGTTAAAGGGGAACCTTGGTTCCCCTTCTGGGTTCCCCTTAGAATTCAGCATTGAACTCGAAGATGTTATCATCCTTCTTGCAGTTCGTCAGCGCATACTCCGAATTGGTGCGCTCGAAGAAATTCGTCTTCGTCTCCACACTAATCAACTCCATAAAATCGAAAGGGTTGCTCGAATTATAAATCTTGTTATAACCCATCTGAACCGCCAAGCGGTCCGCGACGAACTCAACATACTGTGTCATCAGCTTCGCATTCATACCAATCAGACGGCACGGTAGCGAATCCGTAATGAACGTCTTCTCAATCTCCGTCGCCTCCTTGATAATCTCGAGCGCACGCTCCTTAGGCACACGCTTCTGCAACTTACTATAGAGCAGAATCGCAAACTCGGTATGGAGAGCCTCATCGCGTGAAATGAACTCGTTCGAGAGCGTAAGTCCCGGCATGAGTCCACGCTTCTTAATCCAATAAATCGACGCAAAACTGCTGCTGAAGAAAATGCCCTCGACACACGCGAATGCCATCAGACGGGACGCAAACGACGCATCGTCATCGCCAATCCACTTCTGTGCCCACTTCGCTTTCGTGGTAATGCAGGGGAAATTGTCGATAGCCTTGAACAACTTATTTTTCTCGTTCGTATCCTTGATGTAGGTATCAATTAAAATAGAATACATCTCAGAGTGAATCGATTCCATTGCCGATTGGAACGCGTAGAAGGACCTCGCCTCCGAGACCTTAACGTCGTTCAAAAATCGGAGCGATATGTTCTCCATTACAATCCCATCACTTCCTGCGAAAAACGCCAGCGTCATACTAATGAAATGACGCTCGTCGTCAGTCAGACTGGCCCAGTCATTGAGGTCACGAGATAGGTCGACCTCCTCCGGACGCCAAAATGAATCGACCTGGCGCTTGTACATTTGATACATGTCATCATACTGAATGGGAAATAAGGTGTAACGGTCAGAAGAGTCGCATAGAATCGGTTCGTCGGACATAGGATTCCTAAATATATAGAGGGCTTATATAATTTTTAAGCGACTTTAGTTTTAAGCTCTTTTAGAAAATTAAGTTCTATGGATTAATATATACATACGATGAAACTGAGCAACGCGAGTGTTATTTTGAAGGATACGGGTAAGATTCTCCACAATCGCACGGTCCTATACTTCGTTCTGTTTTTGGCGATTGCGAATCTGCTTATTTTAGCGGTTGGAAATGAATACAAGTATATCTCGGTTTTTTTCCTTACGGGATTTGTTACATCGTTTTTCAGCAAGAATATGATGGTAATTATGTGCATTGCTATGGTGATTACCAATATTCTGAAATTTGGAACAGTGAATGAAGGATTCGAGGGTAAGAAGGTTCTCCCTGTAGTTACGCCACCTACTGTTACTACAGGCAACGCTGCTCCAAAGGAAGGACATGTCGCTCCTTCTGCTCCTGCCGCTGTTGCGGAGGGACATGTCGCACCTTCTGCTCCTGCTCCAGTTAAGGAAGGCAATGCAGCGAAGGCCAAGCTGAGTAGCTTATCCGAGGAGGAAGCGAAGGAACTCGTAGAGAACATGGACAAGATGAAGGAAATCGAGCCGCTAGTTACAGCAATCAATAATTTATTCGCAAAGTTCCAATAAAATTATAAACGTATAATATAGAATGGATATGGACTTGAAAACACTATATTTATTAATTTTAGGTATAACTATAACAATATTAACACATACAATATTCAAGACACCTACGCCTATAAAAGAAGGTTTTTTTGATGCCATTATAAAATTAGTTAGAGATATCCAAAATATAATCTGCTTCATTCGTTGGTTCATTAATTTCATGAGATGGGTAATAGAGTCACTTATATGCATATTCAAATACATAAATCCTCTTTGTGTATTCTTTGCGGTTCTTGATATAATTATCGCTGCAATAGCTTGGCTAATTGGTTCTGTATTGAAAGCAATGGGACTAGAATGGGTGAATATAGGATTTAGATTTGGTCTCGATGGAATTGATAGTATAGCAGAGAAACTATCTGGTAGTAGATTATTCAGATATCCAGATGTTCTCAATAAAATGTGCTATTCGTGCGTTCTTGGACCACCGCCACCGCCACCGACTCCCTTCTAAAAATTTTTATTATATACACTTATTATATAATGGGTAAAAAGTGTATTCCGGGTGTAATATGCATCGAGAACATGACACTCTTCATACTTCTCGTAATTTTAGGTATGATAATTTATATGTTTGTTTCTAACCAACGATTAGCTCAAGGACAAATGCAAGGACAAATGCAAGGACAAATGCAAGGACAAATGCAAGGCCAAGTTCCGCCTCCTCCACAGATACACGTGCCACTATCCTACGCACCGATGTCCTTACGCAAGGATACATTCAATGACCCCTATGCTCCGCCACTGAAAATGACCGGAATGAATATGGATTATTCGCAAATCGGTATTTTGACTCGCGATGGACTGATTTTACCGTTGATGGGCCGACAATATAGGAGTGGACGCGATAAGTGGCAATATTACACAATTTCGAACAGTGGTAATCTGAATACGAAATTGCCGGTCAGTGTGAAGGGTAAGAGTTGCACATCGGAATATGGATGCGACCAGATAATGAATGGCGACCAGGTGTATGTCGAGGGATACAACAACACATTTAACGCGACCGTATACGAAACCAATATGTTTAGTTATATTCCACAGATGTGAATAGTTTAGTTTAGTTTAGATTGCATTTAAAAAAATAATAATACATTATAATATAGTAATGAGTCATAATGTATTAATCGTGTTGGACCGAGATACAGATGGTCTAACAACTTTTAAACGGTCATATATAGCAACTCGCGATTTTGAAAAAATTATGAACGATAACGACCATATTGGGTTTCAAATTCCCGGTGGGGCAAATATGAATGACGTTGCGGATAATTGCAATGGAGATGGTGCAATATTTCAACAATGTATAGCGATTAAACCTAAGCTGAACGACAAAGAATTGGCTGTTATTAAACATCCAGCGTTCATTGTTGCTAAAAGAAGCGCAGAGGGATACACTGTCGAGTCATATGAGTTGTTTTATACAACTACTGTTGACAAAGGGTTAGTCATTGATTCAGACTCGATTGTCTTGACTAAAGGAGTTCTTATACAAGAGGATGCTGCTCCTGATTCTATTAGAACACTCAGTGATGGTTCTAGTTCTTCTCCTATCGTGTCACCCATAGATGACTCTGATTCTGCGAGGCAACAAGCTGAAGCTGCTGCTGCCGCCGCCGCTGCTGCTGCCGCCGCCGCTGGTTCTGGTTCTGGTTCTGGTTCTGGTTCTGGTTCTGGTTCTGGTTCTGGTTCTGGTTCTGGTTCTGGTTCTGGTTCTGGTTCTG